CCTGACCCAACAGTCTATCTTCTTCCTCTTACTCTTGACAACAAGTTGCCTAATGTAGGATGCTTGAGACATAATAATCTGTTTGGTCTATACAATAGTAGGACTAATAGGTACCATAGGTTTGACCATTGGACAAAGAGTGTTATAGCATATAAGGAGTGGGTGCAAAAGAGATACAAACCTCCTGAAGACTACTATAGTTTTCTTCAGAGAGTAGGATATGCAGAAGACCCTAGATATATTCATAAACTTAAACAGATTGTAAACAGTAATGACAAGAGAAGAAGTCTTGAAGGAAGTAAAGGCAATTCCTAACAGGAATGTCTTACTGACCTTACCAACTGGGTTTGGAAAGAGTAAGAATGCAATAGAAAGGGTAAAGCATCTGGCAAAGAAAAAATACAAGAACCTGCTTATTGTAGTGCCAAAGAATGTCCTTAAAGTAAACTGGGCAGATGAACTTGCTAAATGGTGGCCTGACTGTAAGCTGAACATCACTTTCTCAACATATGTTTCTTTTCCTAAACATAAAGGAAAGTGGGACTTCATTATCTTTGATGAGGCCCATCATCTGTCAGAAAGGTGCAGAGAGGCTCTCTGTGACTTTGAGGTAGAGTATACTATTCTACTTTCAGCTACAGTAAAGAAGGACTTGAGGGAGGAACTTAAAGAGGTATTTGATGACCTCTACTATTATAATGCTACTCTCAGAGAAGCAATTGATAATGGTGTGCTTCCTGACCCAACAGTCTATCTTCTTCCTCTTACTCTTGACAACAAGTTGCCTAATGAGAGAATTATAAAGAATCCCAAAGCTAAAGGCAGGGTTATTTATGCTTCTTGGGCTGAAAGATGGTCCTACATGAGACAGAAGAGCAATCCTGTCCATATTTTCTGTACACAGACTCAGTATCTTGATGACCTTAATGGTCAAATAGAGTGGTTCAAGAACAGAAGAGGCAACATAGTATGTAAGAACAGATGGCTTAAACTTTGTGGAGACAGGCTCAAGTACCTTAGTGATTGTAAAGTACCTATAGTACTGAAAATATTGCAGCATTGTGAGCATCAGAGGACTCTGACCTTCTGTAACAGCATAGAACAGACCAAGAAACTTGGTGAATACTGTATTAACAGTCAGAATGCTGAATCAAATGATGTACTTAGACTCTTCAATAAGGGGGTAGTTCACCATATTACTGCCTGTAATATGCTCAATGAGGGGATGAATCTTGTTGATTGCAGAGTTGGTATCTATGCCAATCTAAACAGTTCAGATACTATTATCAAGCAGAGAACAGGTAGATTGTTGAGACACCCAAACCCTATCATTATAATCCCCTATTATAAGGGAACAAGGGAAGAGGAACTTGTAAATAAGATGCTTGAAGACTACAACCCAGAACTTGTCAAAACTGTGTCTTCTGTGGAGGAGCTCAGAATTTAATAAATTTTTAAGAAAAACAGATATGACTATTACACTTACAGAAGATGCTTGTAAAGCCCTTGGTGTATCAGTAGGTGAAGCATTGTATCTCTTAGCTATAGGTAGTGGTCTGGACCTGGAAGAGGCTGAAAAGTCAATGAGAGCCAAAGGGTATGTGAAGAAACCGAGTAATACTCTACTATCATTGCCACTACGACTTACTACTAAAGGCAAAGAGGTCATTACTGGCATAATAGCCGATTCTACCCCAAAAGACACTGACGCAAGACTGATAAGTCTTGCTCAGGAACTTAGGGAAGTATTTCCCAAAGGAAAGAAGGATGGTACCAATAATTATTGGAGTGACGGAGCCACTATCATAGTGAGAAGACTCAAGTTATTCTTCAAGAAATATGGGGATTTCACTAATGACCAAATTCTTACAGCAGCCCGAAAATATGTAGAAAGTTTCAATGGTAACTATCAGTTTATGAGGACTCTGAAATACTTTATATTCAAAGATGCAAGAGGACTTGAAGGTAACATAGAAAACACTTCGGAACTTCTCACATACATTGAAAATGAAGGTCAGGAAGAAGTGTTGAGGGATGACTGGACGTCAACAACTATCTAACTATGGGAAAGTTAAAGAATGACATCCAAAGGCTCCGAGTTAGGAGACAAAGGGTCCTTGATGGTAAATATAACTGTATTCCATTCCCTTTCCGAAGGTTTAGAAGGTTATTTCCTGGAATAGAACAGGAGAAGTTCTTGGTTATTACTGCCAATCAGAAGATTGGTAAGAGTAAATTCACTGACTATATGCTGGTCTATGAACCTTTATTCTTTTCTATGGAACATCCTGAACTCAAGGTAAAAATTCTTTATTTCACATTGGAGATGAGCCCATCTGCAAAGAGGGATGAGTTCTATTGTCATTTGCTATATAGGCTTGACAACATAAGAATATCTCCTACTGACTTAAGAAGCACTGACCAAGAGAGACCTGTTGATGAGAAGGTTCTTGAACTACTTGAATCTGAGAGATATAAACCATACATTGATAAGTTTAATGAGATGGTTGAGTTCATTGATGAGGATAAGAATCCTACTGGTATTAATAAAAGGTGCAGAGATTATGCCTTGTCTCATGGACATCTCAACTTCAAGGAGGTTGATGTTGTAGACCCTCTTGATGATAGTAAAATCACCAAAAGAAGAGTAGTTGACTCTGATAACCCTTATACCCCAGATGACCCTGAGGAATATAGGATTGTCATAGTTGACAATGCTTCAAACCTTGCACTTGAAAGTGGTATGAAGAAAATGGAGAACATTGATAAACTTGCCAAGTATGGTATAATTTTGAGAAATCAGCTCAAGTACATCTTTGTTCTCATTCAACATCAGGCACAGGCTCAAGAAGGTATAGAAAATCAGAAGCTCAATAAGATTAAGCCATCTTCTGATGGTCTTGCAGACTGTAAGACTACAACAAGAGATGCCAACTTTGTCCTTGGTCTCTATAGTCCTTATAAATATGGACTGAGAGAATATGAGGGATATGACATTACAAAGTTTGGTAACTTTATCAGGTTTATGGAGGTTATTGAGGATAGAGACTATGGTGCAAGCAACAATATATGCCCTCTGTTCTTTGATGGTGCTGCAAGTACATTTGCAGAACTTCCAAGAGCTGATGATAAGGAAGGACTTGAAAGAGTCTATACTTATATTCAGACACTAAAACAACCAAAGAAGAAGGGTGTTTCCTTCTTTATTAAATCAATAAAATCTTTACTTAACAAGAAAAATGGCTAACATTTGTCTCATTCTGGGCAAGACTGGTACTGGTAAATCTTCAAGTATCAAGGGTCTTGACCCCAAAGAAACAGTTATCTTCAATGTATTGAAGAAGAGGCTTCCTTTTAAGGGAAGTAAGTCTCTCTATAATGAAGAGAATAAGAATCTTTTCAATGTAGACGACTATGCCACTATAATGAATTACATGCAAGGTGTAGATAAGTCTGCCCCTCATGTTAGGAACATTATTATAGAGGATGCCACCTACATTATGAGAAAAGAGTATTTCAAGACTGCTAAAGTATCTGGCTTTAATAAGTTTGTTGATATTGCAGCCCACTTCCAAAGTATTGTCAGCACTGCTGAGAACCTAAGGGATAATCTCAATGTGTTCATTATTATGCACTGTGAGGAAATCTACTCTGACAATACTATCGTAGGATATAAGACCTCTACAGTAGGTAAGCTTATTGACAATAGCTATAATCCTGCCGAGGTAGTTCCTATGACTCTCTTCTCTTCTGTCAAGTACAATGACAAAGGAGAGGCTAGCTATGGATTCTATACTCATAGATGTATGGAAGGTGGAGCGGAGATTCCTGCCAAATCTCCTGCTGATATGTTTGAACAAGACTTCATCCCCAATGACCTGGGTCTTGTTGTAAAGGCAATGGATGAATATTATAACTAACAAAAAGAAAAGAAAACATGAAAGAATTAACAACTAGAGAAATTGCTGCTGTCAAAAGGCAGTTCAAGAACTCACTTCCCGCAATGAAGAAGATTGAGTCTATTGACCAGAAGATTGCCAAACTTCAAGAAGAGAGAACTATCCAGCAAGCTATCCTTGATGGTGGTGAAGCTGGTATTATGGCTATGACTGGTGGTTTCAGGTCTATTGACCTCATCACTTGCACATATGAGCCTCAGTTTAATGAAGATGGTACTCCCAAGATGGATAAGGAAGGCAAGTATCAAGTCAAGAATCAGGTACTGACTTTCCATGCACCTGTAGAGGTTCCTCCCATTGAAGGCAAGGCAGGAGTTGACTTTGATACAGACTCTGAGGCTAAGGTAGGTGAAGTGGAGACTACAGCTACTGATGCAGCCTTCAACCCTCTTAATGGACTTGAATAAGAATATAAACAATAAACTAACAACAGACTACAAATGAACAACAAAGGTTATTTATTCATGGCAATTGCCAAAGGTAAAGAATCCACAGAAGGTGATTTCAAAAGGTATATTGGTGTAGCTCCTTGCTTCATCAAAGGCCTCAATCCTGACAAGGCTCAGCTTGAGAAGATTTATGGTAATCCTCTTGACAAGGAACCTGAATATGTGGGTACTGTAGAAGTCACTGAAGGTGATAATAAGGTGAAATATCCTAATGTAAGGCTTAGTTTCCTTGCACTACCTGACCCTGAGAAGGTAGGTATTGAACTCAAACCTATCAGTATGACTCTCTTCCTTCAGAAGAGGTACAGGTATAATAAAGACAAAACCAAAGTACAGGTCATTGACAAGTATGGTAGAACTGCATGGGTGACTATCGAGGAATGCAAGAATCATGAGATTCCTATGTATGCCAATGGTCCTGCCAATCTTGACAAGGACTACAGACCTGCCTATGTAGGTGAAGAGGACCTTACCAACTTACTGATTGCCTACCTCAACATTCCTTCTGTGATGAGGTACAACAACACCGAGAAGAAGTGGTATATGGTTGACCACCCAGAGGATTCAGAGTGTAGACTTGACCACATTGAAGACTATTTCAAGGGTGACTTCTCTGAGCTGAGAGGAGCTCTTTCCCTTCAGCCTACCAACAAGGTTAAGATATTGTTCGGTATCAGAACTGACAATGAGGGCAGACAGTATCAAGCTGCTTTCACTCAGATGTTCTTGAAGAACAGTATATCTGATTACAGTAAGCTGGATGCCAATGTACAAGAGAGGAAAAATGCAGGTGCTTATGCCACTACTGAGTTTGAAACAGTAGAATTCCATGAGTATTCTGTAAAGAGTTCCACTATCACTGACAATGCAGATGCTGACCCATTTGCAGCTCCTTCAAGTCCTTGGGACATTAAGTAAAGTATGATAAGCTCAGGTGAATCCTCTGTATCTTTGGAAGATATATATAAGGTGACCACCGAGGCTGAAATAGCTCACTACTACTTGGGTATCTCAAGTATTCCATGCAAGATAAATAGCCCATTAAGGTTGGACAGAAGTCCTTCCTTTGGGTTGTTTTCTCCTAATGGCAGCAGGGTAACATGGATAGACTTCTCTTCTGGAGAGAGGGGAGGTATATTTGACCTGCTTGGTAAGATGTGGAACACTAATTTTAAGGAAACTCTTGCAAGAATATATAAGGATTTCAGTAAGTTCAATGGAACAGCTAAGATAGAATCTACAGGGCATGTGCCCATAGCACCACGCATCAATATAGGAAACAATGATGTGACAATGGAGTGTAAGGTAAGAGAGTGGAAGAAGCATGACATTGAATACTGGGAATCCTATGGTATCTCATTAGAGTGGCTGAAGTATGCCAATGTACATCCTATATCCCATAAGATAATAACCAAGAAGGGTCAAAGATATGTCTTTGGAGCTGATAAGTATGCCTATGCTTATGCAGAGTTCAAGAATGGAAAGACTACTTTGAAAATTTATCAGCCATACAACAAGCAGGGATTCAAATGGAGCAATAAACATGATAGGTCTGTGATAAGTCTATGGACTAAAGTACCTCCTACAGGAGATAGAGTATGTATATGCTCTTCCCTAAAGGATGCACTATGTCTATGGTCTAACACAGGAATTCCTGCTTTGGCAATACAAGGTGAAGGATATACTATCAGTGATACTGCTGTTAGTGAATTGAAACGTAGATTCAAGAATATCTATATATTGCTTGACAATGATGAGGCAGGGTTAAAAGATGCGAAAATATTAGCCTCAAAAACTGGATTCACTAATATAGTACTACCTAATATCAATGGTGCGAAAGATGTGTCAGACCTCTATCTTTCCCTCCAGGATAAAGAAAAATTCCAAAAGATTATGATAGGTCTATTTAAGTAATAACTAATAAAAAAGAATGAAAACATGGAAGCGAGAAAAATTACAGTTGTCTCTACGAAAACTCAGAAAAAGAGTGTAATTATGTCAGGTGCTGAGACACTTGGCGAACTGAAGAAAGACTTTAGAGAAGCAGGTATTGACTATGAGGGTATGACCTTCTATGAAGGTACCTCAAAGACTGAACTCAAGACAGATGAGTCTGTACTTCCCAAGAATGTACCCTATACCAACAGAACTACAGGTGAGACTAAGAATACCAATGAATTGGTATTTATGCTTACCAACACCAACAAGAAAATCAAGTCTGGTGCTATGACAAGAACTGAGGCCTATGATGCTATCAAAGCAAAGGGTCTTCAGGCTGAATGTCAGAAGAGATTCGGTAGGAATTTCACTATGTGCAAGACCTCTGACCTTGTATCTCTTATAGAGAGTCATGCCTGTGAAGAGGGTCATGCCTGTAACACTCTCAAGCTGCCACAGCAGGAAGTAAAGACAGGTTGTGTGGATGTTCAGGCAAGGGCTGCTCTTACTATGCTTGTAGATGTCCTCAATGAAGACTATGTAATTGGAAGTGGAGTAAGAGAGAAAATCTTCGGCATCCTCGATAGTGCCGCAGTGACTCCTACAGTGTCTGATGATTGTAAGCCAGAAACTGACTCTCCCTATGATGACAATGAGATTGATGACATGTTTAGTGGCATGTGCTAACAGGTAAATAATCTGTAGTCAATAACCTATGGGGAAGAGGGGTTTATACCTTTCTTCCCCAATTTTTTTTATTTATATGGAAGAACAAAACCGTATATCAATAATTCATAATATCTTCAATGAGTTCTTTGGAGAAGAGAATGTGGATTTACAAGGGCAGACTATACTGATTCATTTCCCTAAGGTGAAAGTAACCAATGAACATGACCGAAGTGTGGATATAACCCATCTATGGGTAAAGGTAGAGCTCTTGCTTGATGGAACTATAAATGGATATTTCCAGATGATGAGGTCTGAACTTACACTTGAACAGTTTATAAGTGGTTACAGTCACTCTCATATTCATCATGTAGATACAGACAACTTCAATAGCTGGTCTGACCCCTGTCTTGGCAGAGGTCCTATAAGAAATACTATTGCATCTCTGGCTACTCAATTCTCCGAGGAGATGTGGAATCTGTTCTGCCTTGAACTATCCAAATATGTAACTGTAGAATCCCTCGCTGGGGTTCCTTATATGTATCTTGAAAGAATAGGTGTAAGAGACAATAGGATTACACAGCTGATTCAGTTCCCCTTAAATTATATTGTCAGGTACCCTTCTAGTTTCGAACCATACATAGCAGCTTTCATTCCTTTTATATTAAAAAAGAGACCATTTGGGTTCAACTTCTTTAATGATAGTTATGGTATTGCTATGTCTGACAGAGACCTGTTCATAACATTGAGTAATCTCTTTATTGAGTGGTATAACTCCCTCCCAGCTGAACGGCAAACTCCAAGAGAAGAACTCTTTTCAGGAGAGATACTTTTTAAAGGCAAATGTATAGGTAATAAACTATATTATATCCGTAGCTCTAATTATAATATAGAAGCTAACTATAATAGGCTCATAGGAAGGAGCCTCTTCAGATTCAAGAATAGAACTATAACATTCAATATAACCAACATAGTAAAGACTGTAGATGACGACCCCAATGCGGCCATCTTCCTTTCCAGAACTATGGTTACGGTTATAGTTGATAGAATATTAAGAACAATAAATAACAAGTATGGACAATCAAGTACAGAAGAAGATGCCTTCTCTAGAGAAGCACACAAATATATATAAATTAGTTATTCCTGCTGATGTGGAGAATAAGATAAGATACCTCTGCAATAAAATATCACAGGTAGAGTGGTCTGGTACACTGTTTTACACATACAGTGGCTCATTTGAGGAAGGAACTCTTGAGATAAGGTGTGTAGATATATTCCCTATGGATATTGGTTCCCAAACCTATACAGAGTTTGACATGTCCCCTGATGTGGTAGCCTATATGACTGACCATCCAGAGCTTCTTAACTGTCAGATGGGTTTGATACATAGCCATAACAACATGGCTACTTTCTTCAGTGGTACAGATACTGCCACTTTAAGAGAGGAAGGTAATGATAGAAATCACTTTGTAAGTCTTATTGTAAACAATGCAGGAACTTATACTGCTGCCATCACAAGAAAGATTACAGAGAAGAAAGTAATCAGCTCTACCTTTATATATAGAACCTTCGATGACATTGAGAAGACAGGCACAAGAACTGTAGAGGTAGAGGAGGAAACTATTGTATATAATATGCTCAATATTGTCAAGGAGGGAGAGGTAACTGAACCCTTTCTTGAAATTAATGAAAGGCTTGAAGTTATCAAGAAAAACAAAACTAAAGTGGCTGCTGCAAGGGCTCCCTTCTCAACTATTCCTTATTATGACGGACTGCCTTTCACACCTCCTGTCTATCAAGGCAACAGTAAAGAAGTGAGTAGGATTGCAAGGCAAGGTTCCCTATTTGATGAGGATTTTATGGAGAGTGAACCTCCAAGAAGGGTAGAACGAATTACAGACCCAAATGAACTTGCTATAGATGCTTCTGTAGTCAAGTCCATTACTCTTCAACTTATTACAGGCTCAATAGCAATTGCAGATGCAAGCAAGATTGACCCTGTGAAATGGACAGGTCAGATGACCAAACTATTTGACAAGAGATTTAAGGAAGATATGAATATCTTTCATTTTTGGGCAGAGACTATGGTAGAGTTTGTTGTAACTAACTTCATACCAGATGAATTTACTTCATTTGAAGATGAGTATATCTCAGAATTATGCCAGGCAGTCTATAGAACTCTTGACAAATTACCTCAAAATAAATATATCAAATCAATTCAAGATGCACTAGTATTATGGATGAAATAACAACAGATAACCTCGACCTATCAGAGGCAGAGTTTGAAACCTTGCTTCAAGAAACTCTTGAACAAGCACATGAGGGTGACAACCGAGAAATCCTCCCCCCTAATTCAGAGACTCTCCTGATGGATGAGTCTTCCTCGAGATTCAGTTCTGCTATATGGTTCAACAAGATAGGTGAACAGGCAGTAACTCTTGCTGGACTTGGTGGTATAGGCAGCTATACTGCCTTCCTCCTTGGTAGACTTAAAGTGGACAGACTTATTGTCTGGGACGATGACACTGTAGACAATACAAACCTCTCAGGTCAGCTGTTTTCAACATTGGATGTAGGCCGTAGCAAGGCAGGAAGTGTAGCCAGAATATTGAGTGATTTTGCCCAGTATCACCGTACTGTAGCTATGAATCAGAGATATACTGAAGAATCCTCTTCAACCAATATCATGATATGTGGCTTTGACAATATGGCAGCAAGGAAAGCATTCTATAACAGATGGAAATTCCATGTGATGAGTCTGTCTAAGAAAGAAAGAGAGAAATGCCTCTTTATTGATGGTAGGCTCGCAGCAGAGGAGTTCCAAGTATTCTGCATTAAAGGTTCTGATACCTACCTTATGCAGAAGTATGAGAATGAATGGCTGTTTGATGACACTGAGGCAGAGGAGACACTTTGCTCCTATAAGCAGACCAGTTTCTGTGCCAACATGATTGCCTCTGTAATGGTCAATCTTTTTGTCAACTTTATAGCAAACCAGTGTAAACCTCTCATCGAAAGGGAACTTCCCTTCTACACCAATTATGACGCTGAGAGGATGCACTTCAAAACTGAAATGGTATGACCTCTTATACACTTGAATCCTCTATAAGAAATAACACATTTGCAGAAGGAGAGAACAATTGGTACCAGCCTGCCTCAATTGCCGTTAACTATCAGAACAACACAGTGTTCTCAAAGTTCTTTGAGGTAATTATTCCCTATAACGGTGAGTGTTTCATACCTGTATTAGGTCTATCAGAGACTCTATCTCGTATACATGGCTGGCTTGATACAATAGACCCTACACAGTTTATAAAGTTCTCGTACCCTCTTTATGTAGGTGGAGAGGAGACTAGAAAAACAGCAGATTCTATCATACAGTCTATTAACAGGTGTTCGAGAGGTCGTAGACTCGCCCACATCAAGACTTGTAAGGGTCTTGACTATTATGGTGGTCAGGGCCTCATCTTCGATGAACTCTGGAACCCCTTTATGGTCTGTGGATTCATTATAAATGTTGATGGAATTAATAAGACAATATCTGTTGTAAGGCCTGTATGCTATGTATCTCCTACTGTCTTTGTAAATGGGGACATCCTCTCAAAAGCTATTATCAAGAAAATCATTCCCTATATAAGTTTGCATGGCATATCAGTACCTGTTAGAGATAGGGCTCTATTCAATACCACTGAGTTTAGAAATGTCTCTGTAACAATAGCACCTATCAGGGGTTTTATTGTTTCTCCTACAAAGCCTGGTACTATAAAGAGCCTTGATAGAGAACCTGATACTATAGAGAACCTTGATAGTTCAATATGGGAATTTCTGCGTAAGAATATAAGTGATTTAATATGTCAATAGAGGAGTACTTTGGCAGATGGATGAAAGTTATTGATATGAAGGAGATGGCAAGAGTTCTCAATACACTTGGAAAGATAAATCTTGATAAGTTGTGTCCTGAATATTCAAATATATTCAAGGCATTTGAGCTGTGCAAGTATGATGATTGTAAAGTTATCTTTCTTGGACAGGACCCTTATCCTCAGAAAGGTGTTGCCACAGGTATACTGTTTGGTAATAAACTTGGTACTAAAGAACTTTCTCCCTCGCTTAAAGTTATAAAAGAGAGTTGTGTGAATTATGAGATTCCTCACGGTCCAATAGAGTTTGACATAACTCTTGAATCATGGGCTAAGCAAGGTATTCTTATGATAAACTCAGCCCTCACTTGTGAGGTAGGAAAGGTTAGTTCCCATGTGAACTTATGGAGACCCTTCATGTCTAAACTGTTTAAGAACCTCTCAGAACATGAGACAGGAATGCTTTATGTTCTGTTTGGTTCTCAGGCAAAGACCTTCATACCTTATATTGATAAGAGGTATAATGATATAATTGAGGTAGAACACCCTGCATATTTTGCAAGGACTGGTCAGATTATGCCATATAGTACCTTTACTGATATAAACAAACTTCTAAAGGATAAATATAACACCACTATAAAGTGGTATCATAAATTAATAATATAAAATACAAACAACAATGAAAGAAAAGAAACAATTAGTAGTGATGACCTTTTTTGGTCCTATTCCTCCCTTTGACGTAGTCAAAGAGCACCTTTCCAAAAAATCAGTAGAGTCAACTGACTCTGCTAAAGACAAGACTCTTGGTAATGTGGAGGGTCCTGTCCCTGTCCCCATGCACGTAGGTTACTATATTGTAAATCTTGCTAAGAAAGTAGGATGGAAGCCTGTAAAGATGGTTGGCTATCTCCAGAGTCTCTGGAATATCAACCCCTGTGCTGCATTTAGTGTCCTTCTCAGAGAAGTGGCTATTGAACTTGACAAGAGATATGAAGACCATATCAACAACTGTGAGGAAGTCTTCATTATTTCCTCTATGGACGGTAGAATCCACAAGGTACATAAAGCTCATATCAAGAACTTCAGGAACTTTGCGGCTTTCAGAACTGAGGAAGACGCAAAGATTGCTTGCAGAATCCTTAGGGAGAACTTAAAAGAGATGTTCAAAAGTGGTAGAAAATAAGAAGATTCGAAATGCCAGAGAGTCAGTCTTCAATGGTATACAATTCAAGTCCAAACTGGAGGAAAGTTTCTATAAGACACTGGTAGCTGCTGGTTTAGAACCTGGCTATGAACTAACAAAATTCGTCTTAGCTGGGGGATTCAAGCCTACTGTGCCTTTCTTCAATAGGAGCAAGTCCAAAGTGTTTAGGATGGATATGGCTAAAGTCAGGGATATTACGTATACCCCTGACTTTATCATCTTGTACAATGGTACTATGTTCATCATAGAAGCAAAGGGTATAGAGAATGATACTTTTCCACTTAAGAAGAAGCTCTTCAGAAGACTCCTTGAATCTATGGAGATGCCTTGTGTGTACTTTGAAGTCCGTACCAAGAGAGAACTGCTTGAGGCCATAAAAATAATCAAATCTTATGGAACAACTACTAGACAAAATCAGAAGACTCTCGAAGAGCCTACCTGAAGGTGACATCAAATTTGCTGAGAAATACATTGAAAGTCGAGAGTTTGACAAGTTACTTGAAATAGTTGAATCAGATATATATATGGTTCAACAGAATAAGTTAGTTGAACATCCCAAAGAGAAGTTTACAAATATTAACCTTGAGGAACTATTAGGGTTAAGGGGTGCTGTGGATGAATATATGTCATTCCTTGAAATACCTGACAGTTCTGATAATGATGACTGGATATATGATTAAGTCATTAAGAGAAATAAGTTGGAATGTTCCTGAAGAAGTCTACAGAGCAGACCCTGCACTATCCTATTCTACCCTGTCAAAGTTCAAGAGGTCTGGTTTTAATGAACTTGAACACCTCTTTGACAGAATAGACACTCCTTCATTGACCTTTGGTTCTGCCGTAGACAGCATTATTACAGGTGGAGAAGAAGAGTTTGAAAGTAGATTCATGGTAGCAGAGTTTCCTGTTGTTCCTGAGTCTATTATCAATGTGGTAAAGAGCCTATTTGACAATTATCACAGTAACTATAGGACACTTGAAAACATTCCTGACAAGGAAGTTATAGAGGTAGCTGCCCAATCCAATTATCAGAATAACTGGAAACCAGAGACAAGAGCCAAGGTAATTAAGGAGAAGGGTTCCACATATTACAGACTACTGTACCTGAGCAAAGACAAGACCATTCTTGATACTGCCACTAACCTTGATGTAAGGAAGACTGTGGAAGTATTGAGGAATAGTCCTACCACTAGAAAGTACTTTGCTCCAAGCAATCCCTTTGAGAATGTAGAAAGACTTTATCAATTGAAGTTCAAAGCTACACTCAATGGTATTGAGTATAGATGTATGGCAGACCTACTGATAGTAGACTATGACAGGAAAATAATTATTCCTGTTGACTTGAAGACTAGTGGAAAACCTGAGTGGGATTTCTACAAGTCCTTTGTGGATTGGAGATATGATATTCAGGCCAGACTCTATTGGAGAATCATCAGGTATAATCTTGATAGAGACCCCTATTTCAAGGACTTTATGCTGCTTGACTACCAATTCATTGTGGCTAACAGAAGAACTCTTACCCCATTGATATGGCAATGTGAGTTCACCCAGAAGAAAGGCTTGATTAAGTTCAATGATGTGGTATTTGAAGACCCTGAAGAAATAGGAATGGAACTTCATACATATCTTACATTTAATTTGTCAGTTCCTATAGGTATACACCTTAAGGAACCTAATTCACTAACTGAATGGTTAAATAAATGAAAGTTACAAAGAGAAATGGTTCAATTGAAGACTTTGACCTTAGCAAGATTGAAAAGGCTGTAAAGAAAGCCTATAAAAGCCAGGGTCTAGAAGCCTCTGAAACTATCTTGGCTGAACTGAATTATGTATTTACACGAGATTACAAAGATGTAACTCTTAGTGTGGAGCATATACAGGATGAAGTTGAGAAGATTCTATTTGACTTGGCTCCCTACAAGGTTGCAAAGGCATATGTAGTATATAGGGAACAGCATAAACAGGCAAGGTTCATAAGGGAAAGGCTGAATTATATGGAGAAGTATAGCTCTTCAACAGAAAATGCAGCCACCTCCTCTGAGACAGATGCTAATGCAAATGTCACAATGAAGAATGTTGCCAACCTTGAAGGTGAGGTCTATAAGACCACCAACAGGATTATTCAAAGACAAAGGATGAAAGACAAACTTAATGAGATGTTCCCTGACCTTGCTAAACAATATGAGGAAGACCTTAATCATCATATTATATATACTCATGATGAGGCATCTACTCCAGTACTGAAGCAGTATTGTATGGCAGTGAGTCTCTATCCTCTTATGCTTGAAGGTGTTGGCAATATTGATGGAGTAACTCCAGGACCTCCTAATGATATACAGTCCTTCAGTGGTCAGATTACCAATCTTATCTTTCTTCTTTCCTCACAGTGTAAAGGTGCAGTAGCAGTAGGTGAATACTTTATTGCCCTGAACTATTATGTTGTAAAGGAGTTTGGTCCAATATGGTATGAGAAACTTGATGAAATTGCAACATCAGATTTCTGTATTCAGAAGAGGACAATAAGAGACTCCATACTTAAAGCTTTCAAGCAGTTTGTATGGGGAATCAATCAACCTGCTGGTAATAGGAGTTATCAGTCTCCCTTTACCAATATCTCCTATTATGACCACACTTATTTTGAGTCACTCTTTGGAGAATTTGCCTACCCTGATGGGTCAAGACCTGAATGGAAAGCAATAGATACTCTCCAGAGAATGTTTATGAAGTGGTTCAATAAGCTTAGATTGAAACAGATACTTACATTCCCTGTGGAAACATTAGCAATGGTACATGATGGTAAGGATATTATAGATAAGGAATACAAAGACTTCTGTGCAGAAATGTATGCAGAAGGACATAGCTTCTTCACTTATATCTCAGATAGTGCTGACAGTCTTGCCTCTTGTTGCAGGTTGAAGAATGAGCTTACAGAAAATACCTTCAGTCCTACCTCAGGTCTTACTGGTGTTATGACAGGTAGTTGTAATGTTATCACTCTTAATATCAATAGAATTATTCAGGATTGTAATAGAAGTTATGGTATTAAAGAGCATGGTGGTTGGCAAGAAAACACTTCTTTTATTAGAGATTATCTAGTATCTATCCTTGAAAGAGTCTACAAATATCATATTGCATTCAAGACAATGCTTTATGAAACTGAGGACAAAGGCATGTTTGCAGCAAGCAATGGTGGATATATTCACATAAGCAAGTTATATAGTACTGTTGGTATCAATGGTCTGAATGAAGCAGCTAGGTTTCTTGGTATGGATGTAAGTAACAATGAGGAGTACTTTAAGTTTCTTCAGCTTATTCTTGGGACTATTAAGAAACAGAATAAGCTCCATTCAATAAATGACAAGAATAGACCTTTCCTGTTTAACTCAGAGGTAGTTCCTGCTGAGGGATTAGGTGGGAAGAACTATAGATGGGACTCTGAAGATGGATACTGGACTCCTCAGGACGAGAACCTATATAATAGTTACTTCTATAATGCTCATGATGACACATCAGTACTTGACAAGTTTATTCTTCATGGAAGGAAGACCTATCAATATACTGATGGTGGTTCTGCTGCACATATCAATCTTGCAGAGCATCTCAGTAAAGAACAATATCTTAAGCTGATAGATTTTGCAATAGCACAGGGTACTAACTACTTTACCTTCAATATTCCTAACAGCAAGTGTAATAAGTGTGGGCATATTACCAAATCTATTATGAAAGTATGCCCTAAATGTGGGGGAACACATATCACTTATTATACAAGGGTGATAGGCTATCTTAGACCAATCGATAAGTTTGGAGAAGACAGACAGATTGAAGCAAAGAAAAGATACTATAAGAGTGATGTTGAAATATGTTGATGCTAAGGTAGTCTTTGCAGAGATTCCTGATGAGATAACTTTAGCTATAAGTATAAGTGGCTGCCCTTGTCATTGCAAGGGTTGCCACTCTGCTTATCTTGCTGAAGATATAGGAGTCCCCCTCAGTGAGGCAGAATTGACTCTCTTGATAAAAGCCAATGAAGGTATCTCTTGTGTTGCTTTTATGGGAGGTGATGCTGTTCCTGGGGAAGTAAGCCGCTGTGCTTCTTTTATCAAGCACCAAAGTCTACAGAATAAGTATCCTCATCTCAAGGTTGCATGGTATAGTGGAAGGCAGGAACTATCTCCTGAGATAGACCTATGGGACTTTGACTATATCAAGCTTGGTCCTTATAAGGAAGAGTATGGTCCTCTTGACAGGAGGACAACCAATCAGAGGTTCTATAAGGTAGTACACACAAGTACAGGAAAGAGTAAACTGTGTGACATAACATATAAATTCTGGAAACATGATTAAACAAGAGACCAAGGAATACAGTGAAGATGGGTTAGCAGTCAGAACAATGCAGATTACTCTCTTTGGTGTACCAATATACAGATTTAAAAAAACATCTACTAACAAGGCTGCTGTAGCTCAACTAACTACAGTGTCAAAGCCTGCAAAAGTAAAAGGATTTTCAAATGAAAATAAAGATTAAAGTAAAAAGAATAAATAAGAATATACCTTTACCCGAAGTAATTGATAAGGGAGATTGGGTTGACCTCAGAGCAGCTGAGACAGTAACTCTCAATGCTCCCCGAGCTAATATTCTCAAGAGACACAAGGTCAATGGAGTAGAGGAGAGACATAGAGATGTAGAGTTTGACTCCAAACTTATAAGACTTGGAATTGCAATGCAACTTCCCAAAGGTCTTGAGGCTGTTGCACTCCCAAGAAGCAGTACATACAAGAACTTTGGTGTCATACTTGGTAATAGTGAGGGTGTTATTGACCAGTCCTATTGTGGTGACAATGATGAATGGAGATTCAATGCTATTGCATTCAGAGCCACTACAATCAATGAAGGTGACAGAATATGCCAATTTAGAGTTCAACTCAGTCAGAAAGCTACTATATGGCAGAAGCTTATGTGGCTTCTTTCTTCAGGTATTAAGATTGTTGAAGTAGATAATCTTGGTAATAAAGATAGGAGAGGTATTGGCTCTACTGGAATAAAATAGAGAGGAGATGAATACATATTTACTGATAATCATCATAATATGTGCTCTAACAATCACGTCAGGTACTATCTGGCACTACAGGACTAAGTTATATAAAGAGAGGTCGAAGTTATCTATTAAAGAGTCTTTGGAGCTCACTAATATACCTATTATTACTTTATATAACAATGATAAGCCCTTCAACTTTTTGTTAGATACAGGAAGCTCTGAATCTCATATTAGGAGTGATGTAGCCAATAAATTAAAAGGTGAAACACAGGACTATGAATACTCCTACATAGGAAGTAGTGGTGGAGATGCAGGAGCCTCTGGAATACTGAAGACAGAACTCTCTCATAGGAGTAAGTCCTTTAGAGTCTCTCTTATAGTCAATAGTAATCTAAATGAGGCCTTTGATGGAGTTGAGAAGACTAGAGGGGTTCATATAGATGGACTTCTAGGAAATGACTTCTTCAAGAGACATAGATATATTCTTGATTTTGTAGAACTTGTAGCGTATTATAAATGAAAGAGAAAATTAAACTCCAATCAAGATATAGGGACGATAATAACTACCTCACCAGGATAGGTGATGAGAACTCAAAGTCTTATGCACTCCATGCTGAGTTTGGCTATAGAGTGGGAATAGTAGAAGGAGACCCCGATACTTATAGCTTTGTAGACCCTTCAGGCGGGCCCTTTATGCAAAAGGGAACTGTAATTGACGGCTGTATAATCAAATCTATATCGAGAGAAGGAAAAGGTGTCATAATAAATTTTGAATCATGAACCAAATATATCTTGTAAGTAGTCAACAACAGATATTTGACAACCCAACTTACAAAATCATAAGTGTCGAGGAGTCATTAAGGCTCCTCGAACCTTTGAAGATTGTAGGACTTGATACTGAGACCGAAGGATTTAGTCCATTTCTCAAGAAACTCTTAATGCTTCAGCTTGGTAACAGGGATTTTCAAGTTGTCATTGACTGTACTACTGTAGATGTCAAATTGTATAAGGAGTATCTAGAGTCAGACAGACTGTTCATTGGATGGAACTTGAAGTTTGATGTAAAATTCCTTTTCTATCATGGCATCGTTCCAAAGAATCTCTATGATGGATTTCTTGCAGAGAAGATGAGGTGGTTAGGTTGGCCTTCAGGTATGCACTCTTTAAGTCTCAAGTCTGCTGGAGAGAATTATCTTGGAGTAAAGCTTGACAAGACTGTGCGAGGGCAGATTATATGGAAGAAAGAACTGACTGATGAAATTGTAAAGTATGCTGCAAATGATGTGAAGTATCTAGAGGATATTATGAATGCTCAGACTGCAATACTCTATGAAAGAGGTCAGAAACTTGCTCTTGAGGTAGAGAATAAGGCTGTACTTCCTACTGCATACTTTGAATTCTGTGGAGTAAGGCTGGACACTGAAAAGTGGCAAGCCAAGATGAAGAAGGATGAGGCTGAGCTGAAGGAGGCTCAGGATGAACTGGATAAATTTATAGTTGACTTATATAATGAAGGTGCAAAAGGTATAGACAGGTTTATAGAGATGGCATATCCTGACCTCTTTGGATTTGTTAAAGCTGGTCCTAAGTGCAAAGTCAATTGGAATAGTTCAAAGCAGGTAATACCTCTGTTGGAGTTCTTTGGTTTTGACCTTATGACCAGAGATAAAGTCAAAGGTGGAATGAAGAAATCTGTGGATGCTACTGTAATTGAAGGACAGATAAATAAGCACCCTATAGCCAAGGTCTATTTGAGATTCAAGGCTGCACAGAAGGTGACAAGTACCTATGGACAGAATTTCCTAGACCTCATCAACCCAAAGACAGGAAGAATACATACTTCCTTCAATCAAATAGGAACAGATACTCACAGATATAGCTCAGGTGGAGGTGATGATAAGGAGGTTATACCAGGTAAGAAAGTGCCATTGGTGAATCTTCAGAATCTCCCTGCTGATGCAGAGACAAGAGCTTGTTTTATATCAGAGACAGGCAATAAATGGATTAGTGCTGACTATAGTGGAGAAGAGTCTGTAATATTGGCTAATATATCCAAGGACAAGGCTATGATAGACTTGTTTCTACATGGTTGTGGAGACTTGCATTCTCTGGTAGCCAAGATGGTTTACCCTGATGAATTAAGGGATATTCCCGTAGAGCAGGTCAAGAAACTAAGACCTGACCTAAGGAAGAAAGCTAAGGCTCCTGAATTTACCTTTGCTTATGGTGGAGATGCCAATACTCTGATTGGTAGAGACCACATACCAGAGGAAGAAGCAAGAGCTATTGAGGCTAACTATAAGAAGGGTTTTCCAGGTGTGGCAGCATATCAGTCTCATCAGAGAAGGATTGTGATGCAACTTGGGTATATAAACACATGTCCAGAGGTAGGTTTCAGAGCATATATATACGACTTCGAGGACTTGGATAAAGTACAGAAGCAATTCAACCAAGAGTTCTGGGCAAGGTATAGAAGACTAAAAGCAGAAGACCCATCAGACTCACTTGTGGAAGATGTCAGGCACTATTTCAAAAGAAAGTCAGCATCAGAGAGACAGAGTATCAACTATCCTATCCAATCAAGGGGCAGTGCTATCTTTAAGATATGTGCTGTAAACCTATTTAAATGGGTGGTGGATAATAACCTGTTTGGCATCGTAAAGTTCTGTATACCAGCACATGATGAGTTCAATATTGAGGCTCCTGAATATATGGCAGAAATGGTAGCTGATAAGCTCCATGAGTGTATGGTTAAAGCAGGCAGGTTCATTTGCAGGATTGTTCCTCTTGAGGCAGAGGTTTCAAGGCTTAAAGATGGAACTTTACCAACTTATTGGATTCATTAAAATAGAAATAACAATGAAAGAATATATTTGCATAAAAGACTTCTTTATAGAGGACATAAGGTTTGCTAATAAAGGAGATAGAGTGGCCCTCTTTAATGGCAATACTATTGTCAATATAAGAAGGGGTTATAAAAAGATAATTCAAGCACCCGAAATCATAGAAAACAAAGAATACTTTATTCCTGCCGAGACTACTCTTGTTAAAGAGGATAAAGTCAATCATCCCAGTCACTATACTTGGCTTAAGGAGAAGTGTGGCATTGAAGTAATTGACATTACCAGGCATCTTGACTTTGATACAGGTAATGCAGTCAAATATTTATTACGAGCTGGGCATAAATCAGAGGAAGGAATGACTGACAAAGAGAAGACCATTCAGGACTTAGAAAAGGCTGTCTGGTACATACAGGATAAAATAAAAATGTTGACAGATGGGAATAAATCATAGTTGTAAAACAAAAGCAAGGGCTGCACTTAAACTGTATAACCAGATAATAACATACATATTTGAACAGGAATATGGTGAATTGGAGGGAAACAGTAAGGCTCAGAAGGCTTTGGTAGAAGCAAAGAAAGCACTTGCCGAGATGATAAGTAAAAACAGCAAAAAATAGAAATGATGGAAAGAAATAGAAAACTTCGACTGTTAGTAACAACAGACTGCCCTAATCATTGCCCATTGTGCTGTAACAATTCATGGGATTTCAGTAAACTTCCTTCAGTTACAAGCTTTGACTATGATGAAGTCATGATTACAGGAGGTGAGCCTCTTCTGTTTGTAGATAAGGTGGTAGAACTTGCATGGTCAATAAAAATCCTCAGTCCCATACTATGCCCAGAAGAGGATGCTCCGAAGATATATGTATATACCTCCATTGCAGCCTACTTCCCTATAAGACAACTGCTCAATGTGGTTGATGGTATAGTCCTCACTCCCCATAGCAAGGATGATGTCAAGTGGTTCATCAGACTTAATGAGAGACTTAGGATGTATCTTGCTGAGAACCCCCAGCTGAAATCTTCATTGAGGCTCAACCTCTTTAAGAACATAAAGGATATGCTTCCTGAAGATATTGACTTGTCCATATGGAAAGTTAAAGATATGGAGTGGATAAAGGACTGTCCTGTTCCTAAGGGTGAAGACTTCAAAAGACTGTCTATTCTCTGGAAAGAATGAAACAATACGCTAGAAGAGAATTTGTTAAGTTAGTCAGACAGAATGGCTTTGAGTATGTGAGAAGCAAAGGAGGTCATGACATATACTATAACAATAAGGGGAGACATGTCAGTATTCCTCAGACTCTTGTAGATGTAATTGCCAGAAGATTAATCAAAGAAAATAACTTAATAAAGTAGACATAGTAAAACATAAAAGAAAGATACTAAAATGAAACTATTACAGTTTAAAGCAAGTTGGTGTGGTCCCTGCAAGGTACAGACCAAAGAGTTTGAGAAGAACCCTATAGACGTAGAACTTGAGGCTATTGATATTGATGAGTGTGACAAAGACTTGCAATACAAGTACAATATCAGGACTATACCTACAATGGTTCTTTTAGGTGATAATGATGAGGTACTCAATAAATGGTTTGGAGTTACCAAGTCCAGTACTATCAATGAATTCATTGGTTTTCATAAAAACTAAGAAACTATGACAAAAAAGGAATTACAGGCAATAATGTCTTTGCTCAGTGCTATCAGAAGTGAAGTTTTAGCGATAGATTACTATAGTGCAGACTATGACTGCACAGGCTTAAGACCCATTAGTGATAGGCTAAAAGAGGCAATAACTAAATTCAGAAAGGAAGCTAAAGTATGAAACTTATAAATCCCTCATTTGAAATCTATGAGCAGGGTCCTGGTCTTGAGGGCATCTATGAGCAAATAGAACTAGCAGGTAGAACTTGCTATAAGTCTAAGAGACCAGAAGGTCAGACAGCTAAGGACTTCGTAGATAGGATGATTGCTTCTCAGCATTATGCAATGCTTGAGCATGGTACTGTGTATCTTATAGAGAGATGGAAGGAAGGGACGGAGATTAAGCCCAAGTATGACAATAATCCCTATTCAAAAGTAAAAGTAGTAAATTTTTATGGAGAAACATGGAAATATATCACTACTAATCTTAGGGTTCTTGTGGAGAATGATTGGCTTGATGACTTGCAATACATCTGTGAACCTACTGAGTACCATGAGAGAAGAGTTACTGTAAGATTTACTACTGATAGAGGAGTATCTCATGAGTTTGTAAGACATAGAGTATTCTCTTTTGCTCAAGAGTCTACTAGGTATTGCAACTACTCTAAGGACAAGTTTGGCAATGAGCTTACCTTCATTATCCCTAGCTGGGTAGATACTATAGAGCCTGGTACCTATGAGGATGACCATAAATTCCCTTCAATGTGGGGACATGACCACTGGATGGAAAGTATATGGTTTGACAATATGATTAAGTGTGAGAAGGATTATATCACTATGGTGAGAGAGTGTCTTACTCCACAACAAGCAAGGCAAATTCTTCCCAACTCTCTTAAGACAGAGCTGGTGATGACAGGTTTTGTATCAGACTGGCAACACTTCTTTGACCTCAGAGCAAGAGGGACTACTGGTGCTCCTCATCCTGATGCTAAGGCATTAGCTGAGCCACTTATGGGAGAATTTTATAAAAGAGGATTGATATGATAAATAACATCAAACTTATCCTTCCTCACTTCTACTTCAATGAAGCCAACAATATGTTCATGCACTGTCAAATTGTGCAGAGAGCTAAAGACCACAAAGGAGAGAAAGTGAGGGAGGGTGCTATCAAAACTTACTTCATTAGGAGTAGAGAACATCTTGAAAGAATTATGCCTGAGATTATTCTCTTGTGTGAACATTATGGAGCTAGGGCTTATATCAATCTTGCTGGTAAAGACTTTGATGCTTTACAGAAGTTGATGTTGGTAAAGCTTGCAAGTGACATTCATCAAGGTCTTGTAAGAAATCCAAGAAAGTGCCTTAACAGTGCAGCAGGTGAACTCAAGTCAAGGATGCCCAAGTGGATTGTGGATGTAGATGATGTGTCCATGAAGGACTCTATCAAAGAGAAACTCTTTGAGTTATATGCAGAGGCTTGGGGGAGGAAGGGTTCTGATATTTCAGTAGAAGCACTTAAAGAAGTGGAGGATAATTATATCTATGCTGAAGTGCCTACTAAACAAGGGATTCATCTCATTGTAAAACCTTTCAATACCAAAGCATTCAGTGAGGCATTTCCTGATGTAGATGTTCATAAGAACTCTATGGGAACTCTCTTATATTATCCTAATTCCCTTAGCAAACAATAAATGAATTCATCAACAAAGAATAGGATTATTTAAATATGATTTGTCAATTTATACAGGAGAGCTTTTTTGCATTGAATCTGTATGATACTCTTCATCAGAAAAACTCTCAAAATTACTTTTTAAATACATTAGAACGCGCAAATTTTCTTGGAACAAAATTTCCTGGAGAGACATTTGAGACCCAAAATATGTTGGTGAGTAGAAACGGTCAATCTCAGTTTGTTTCAAATTCTTATAGCCCAGGGCCAACGCCATTTCAGAAAGCAAATCAAGTAGAAAAGCATTGTTATTTTGAAAATGTCATATAAACTCACCTAAATAACTTCTTTTGCCCATGTAGCTTTATATTTATGGAGTTACATGGGCATTTATTTTCTCTACACAAACACAATTATTAATAGCCTTCAGTTTTTTCCTTATACTGTTGGTTATATAAAGAAATTTACTTACCTTTGCACAAAACTTATAAATAATATGATTAAATGCCCTTATATCAATAGTACACTGGTTGATAATATAGCAAAACTAGTAACTGTAAAGGGCCTTAATTCTGCTGAAGTTATAGCTGGAGTTAATGGCTACCTTACAAGACACCCTGCGGTTACTCTTGAGCAGCTCCTAAGTGATAGGACAACTCTAAACACAGTAATGCAGAGTGTCAGGGATAGACAACGGTCCAAGGAGCAACTTATAGATAAACTTTGGGTTGCTACTAAGCAGTACACCAGAGATGAAGTTGCCTTGGATAAAAATACTTTGTATATTTTCACTGATAACACTGACAGAGACAGTGGTAGTAATGAGATTGCTGATGACAGTTGGTACGCTAAGAAGTATGGTAAAGGACACCACTATCCCACAGTAACTACTGCTATTCTGAGAGGCTTGGATAATGCAAGACCTATCAGTACTCAGAGATGGTACCATGAAGGTGCCAAAGGAAATACAGGTAGATGGACTGATGCAGACTTTGATGAGTTCAAGCAAGTAATTGATGATGAATTTGATTCCATCGAAGAGGCTTGGAAATCAGGCAAATTCAAAACTATAGTTCTTCCTAAGAATGGTTTATTTAACTCCTCTATCTCAGGTCTGAACTCCACCCGTACTCCCAAGCTATACAATTATCTACTTGAAAAGTATATGAAGTTGGTAGATATGACAGTGGAAGGAACTCCTAGAGATAATAGTAAAGTAGGCGAAGCCAACCTTGCTATAATTGATTCAGAGTCTTATCAGAAGTCTATAGACAAAATGACTGTAGCCAAGACTCCTGACACATTATATATATATGCAGAATCTGCTCAACAAAGACAGGCTCTCACAGGTGAGAAATCCCCTATAAATGGTGTCGAAGACATTGAAGAAGATAAGAGGAACAATGCCCTCAACAGAAGTACCTCTTCTGGAATAGTAAGAACCGACGTTAATGGCAATCCTAATAAGAATGCCATGGGTCTGGTAACAAGGAAGAATAGAAATGGTGTAAGTCAAGCTAGAATGACAGAGGATGACTTTGAAACTTGGAAACAGGTAATCGACGCAGACATCCAGGCTATCAAGGAAGCTCTCTTTGGAGGTAAATTCAAGAGAGTAGTATTCCCCTCAAGTATAACAGGAGAACTGTCAAGGCAGATGGCTGATTACTTACAAGACCAGCTTCAGAAGGAACTTGGGATATTATCTCAAGTAATAAGCACTCAAGGAGACAAGTTCAAAGTAGAACTCAATCCTGTAGTAGCTCCTAAAAAGTCTTCAAGTAGACCTTCCAGTAAAAGGGCTGAAACCACTGAAGAAAAAAATGTCAAAACGGCAAAAGAGAAAAGAATAGAAGCTGCAAAAGAGAGCCTTACAGAGCAAAGACCAACTGAAGCAATGGCTGTTGAGTCAGACTTAACAAACACTCTTCTTCAGGCTTTCCCTGATATTCACGAGAGAAAGGCAAAAGTGGACTTTATTACCACTAAATTCTCCGATGACCTCACTTGGCTGATAGAAAGTGAGTTAGAGTATCTTAATAGTATTCCTGAGGAAGATTTGGATACTCAATATAAGGACACCTCTCTTACTTATAGACAAATGAAGGATGGTCTTACCAGAGGAGACTATAGTAAGATAAGATTGTTTGCTCTTGAGAATTTAAGAGTGGATGTCTTGGACTTTGATGATAATCTACAAGGTTACAGGTCAATCATGGACAATTTCTTCCATATAAAATCTCAAAATGAGGAAGACTATATGGATGGTACTATGTGGGCTATGGTAAAAGCTGTAGCTGGCTCAGAGGTCGATGAACTGACAGAAGTCTTGCAGGATGAAAGCAGCTATCTCGGTAAATATTTTATGCTGGAGGCAGCTCAGAAAGGTTGGACAAAGAGCTCCGATACTCTAGCTAAGAGAGCCTCAGCTAGAGCAGCTCACCTAAAGAGTGTTTTTGAGACTCTTTCAGATGAAAAAGTTTGGACAGCAGTGCTGGATGAGGCAAGATTTGACCTTGATGTCAATGAGGGCATCGTAATTACAGACATACAATTTGCTCCTAGTAAAGAAGAACTGGAAAATAGTGAGCTTGACGAAGAAAATCTTAATGTGGGTAAGATGGATTTCATTATGAAGTATCGTCTCAGAGACCCTTGGACCACACTATCTGCTAAGATGAAATCTGTTCTTAGCAGTATAACCAAAATGAAAAGAGGTTATAATGGTGCAATTGAGGTAATGTTTAATGACCTAGGTATGCCTATAAGGATGAATTCCTCATACGTATATTATGTGTTGCTTAACGAGCTCTCCGATTCAATTTCTATTGAAGACTTTGACAACAAGCTTGATATGATGCTCACCAAATATCCATGGATGAGTTCCATAGTAAGCAAAGTTAAAGTTACTGAAGGTAAAGAAGATGAGTTTGACTTTGACCTCAGAAAGGAGTTCTATAGAGCAGCAAACAAAGCCTATGTACAATATGGCTACGTAAGTGGCAGTAATGGAAAGTTTACTTCCTGCAATGTGACCAGTGCTTCTGAAGTATTATTTGATAATATGCAGAAGAACTACGAAGGTGGAGTAATATTAAGTGAAAAATACTCTGTCTACGATGAATATGGCAGACCTAGCAACAACATTGCAGCTATCTTAGGTAGCTTCAGTAACACTAGAAAGCTTAGGGATAGAGAACTTCTTAAGGTCCACAGTCCATTGTTATTCGCTGAAACTGCACTCAGAGACTTTGCTAAAGCTGCTACCCCAGACTTGAGTAGACTGGCTGATGCTTTAGCTGTACTAAGAGGAGACAAAGTTCCTACTAGAGATAAAAATGGTAATGTTACAGGTGAAACCACTCCTAATAAGATAACTCTTGAAGAGCTTCTTAAAGCAATAGGAATAGATACTGATGACCTAGACATCAACAGTCTAGTACCGTCTTTAGAACCTACTGACGATTATTCATTTTCACTAAGTCCCACTACTGGTGATGTAATGAGAGTGAACAATGAGACAGAAGAGGTGGAGGTAGCACTTACTAGAAATCAAATAGGTAGACTTTCAACACTTCTGAACGTAATAAAAGAAACTATCAATAATTTCAATAATACTGGAAATCCTCTAGTACAAGACAATAAAGCTAGAGTTCAGCTTATTGCAAGCATCGTAGGTGTAGTTTCCGAAGGATTTACTCAGAATATGTTCAGATTTGGTGACAAAAGTCGTCCCTCTTATACTGCTCCCAACTTCATTGACAGAATGACAGGAACTATAAGATTATCAAGTGAAACTGAAGCTCTCGAATATATCTATCAGAACTTCACAAAGTTTGACTTCTTCAAGGACAATCAGTTGCTCAACTCTATGACTGATATAAGGTCAAAAGGCTCCAGCTTTGTTGCCGAGATATTAAGAAAGAACTTCTCTTATGTTCAACTCTTAGCAATAGGAGGAAGAGGCACAAAAAATGAAATTCAGAGAGTGTCTGAGGAGGCTTTACTCGAAGGCATTATCAATATGTATTTCACTGCTAATAGTGATGCTGGAATCAACTTCGCTTATTATAGAAACCCATTATTCTCTGATGCAGATGCAATGACTTTCTTTAAGCTTAGAAGATACACAGCAGAACAAGAATATGATGATGAAGGTAATCTTGCTACGGGAGATTACAAAGAAAGAATCATAAAGTATCTCGTCCAAAGTGTTAAGCAGGAGCTTAAAAGAATAAGTGCTGTAAGAAAAAGAACTAATGGCAGAAATGTAGAATACTTCAATGAGGGAGGGACTGAGAGTCGTGGAGCACAGTTTAACTTCTTCCCAGAGTTTAATAAAAAGGAAGTCTTCGAGGAGCTTATGGATATGTATGAGTTCAATGAAGATATTGAAAGTAGAGGACAATGGGAAGCTCGTGTTAACAAAGAACTGACTAATAGGATAAGAGTCTTACTTGAGGCTGGGTTTAAAAAGCTCAGTACTTCTGTCTCGGAGTCTTTCAAAATCTCTCTTTATGATAGACTTCATAACGAGTCAAAAGATACTGACAAGAGTCAGATTGGCAATGAGGATGATGTTCTTGATACAGATGGCTTTGATGAGGAAGAAGATTCTGAAGAATCTGAAAACAGTCAGTCCAAGTTAGAGGAGAAAGCTGCCAAGCTTTCTGAAGCTGAGTCTTATCTGGAAGAGTTCTTCTACAATGACTACTTTGCTCAGAATCAACTGATACAGATACTCGGTGGAGACCTTGCATACTATAAGAACTTTACTGACTTTATCAAGAGAAACAAACAGGCTTTCGCAGGAGGTGAAAGACTCTATTATCAGGATAAAGATGGTAATGAACTCGTAGAAAGAGGTCTATACGTAGAAGATGTGTATAGAGCATCCAACACTCTTTCTGAGCTTTCAAAGATGCTTGATGAGATTGAAGGTCTGGGTATAGTGGAAAAGGGTCTTCTTAAGAAGTCCTTTGCCAGCATATGTCTTACTGATGGTCAGTCTTTCAGAGTTCTGGATTCATTCAAAACATTGTTTGAAGCAATGGGAGGAAAATGGACCCAGGATATGAATGATACCTATCAGAGATTACAGAATGGAACTTTCAACAGAGAGGACTTCAAGACCTTCCTGAGTGCTATCAAACCTTTTGTATTCACATATGAGGAAAGTGAGCATAATGGAAGACTTGAGAAGATAGTAACTCAGCACAAGAACTCTGAGTACTTGCTGTCTGCTGCTTTCTCATTTCTTAAGAGTCCTGTCAATCAAAGTACTGCATTGCAGGCTCTCCAAGAATTTATGGAAAGAGATGATGTGGGACTTGATGTAGTACATTTCCACTCTGTAGTTAAGGAAGGTTTCAATAACTCTATTGATATATCTCATGACCCTGAAAAGTTTGCAGCTCAGGCGGAAAAGGGATTCATCAGAGTTGGAAACAAAAAGATAGATGCCCCCTCTTACTCCAAATTTATCAAGAACCTTGGTGCTGCTCTTGTTAATGAAGAGATTACATCTGAAGAGTATAATAAGGCCATTGACAATCTGGAGTTCAGTACAAAAGAAGCTGTTATGGAGTACCTCAAGAAGCAACTTATGGTTGAAGTAGATGGTATGGCTTATATAAGACCTGAGATGGTACATGAGGTTCCTCTCAGAGATTATATGGTAATGCAGCCTACTGATGACCACCTTACAGATACTCAGGCCCTTGAAGGTTCCCAGGGTAGAAATATTATACCTGCTGACCTTCCTGAGACCTTTACTATGACAGTAAATATAAATGGAAAAAGTACTGTTCTTAACAGAGAACAGGCTATAGCATATTACAATGAATTACATGATAGACAATACATAGACTCTTTTGAGAAACTGGCTAAGTCTTTCTCAGATATGGAATCTGTAGAAGGAATGCTTCAGTCAGCTATGAGACAGCAGCCTGCCAAATTCAGTCCAGACTTCAGAAGAGCTGCTACTATTGATGCAACAGGAGAGGAGTTCTGGATTCCTTTCAATACCCCTCTCATGACTGGTAAGATTGAAGACTTGTTCCTCAGTAATTTCAAGAATCATATTCAGAATCAGAGAATCAATGGAGGCAATGCAGTTCTTGTGTCCAACATAGGATTACATGACAAACTTCACGTCAAGTACAAGGTAGTTAAAGATGCTGATGGTAAGGAGCATAAAGCTGTCGAGTATATTCCCTGCTATCTGTCCTATACAATGAAGGACCAACTTGAAGACTTCCTAACTGAAGCTGATGATGGTACTTTTAGTCTTGATTACAAAGAGATGAGGAGAGTCCTTGGCAAGGATGCTGATAGTATTCTTGAAGCAATTGGTTATAGAATTCCCACAGAGGACAAGTATTCAATGTTCCCTCTGAGGATTGCAGGATTTATGCCTTCTATCGGAGGTAGTGTAATAATGCTTCCTTCAGATATTATTACCATGTCAGGTACTGACTTTGATATTGATAAGCTATTTATCATGCTCAAGACTCTCAGAAGAGAGACTTATGACAGACGTCAATTGGCTTATGAATACAATAAGTGGCTTTCCCAAAACCAGCTTGACGGTAATTCTGAAATGAAAGAGTTCTTCGAAGCTTGGGATGGTTTCTTAGAGGAGGAGGAAAGAGACAAAGGTAAAACAAGACCTGAAATCTTAAACGCTATTGAGGAGGCTGAAACAGAGTCCTTTACTGATGAGAGAACTATAAGGAGGCTTACTAGAGGTAGCCATGGTATGACTGACCAAGAAGTTGAAAGTCTTAGAGCAAATAGTGAGACTTTTAACGCATTCATGGATGAGCTTGGATATACTCTTAAATTTGATAAACCAAGTTATAAAATTCTCACTCCCAAATCTGTAACAGACAGTCATAACAATCTTGACTTAGAGGCAACCCTTCAGAACAGTAATAAGGAGGAGAGGGATAACATGATTATAGATTTCATGTTCAAGACTCTTACTTCTCCTGAAGGTTCCAGGCTTATGATGAGAATGGGTCACTTTACAAGTCCTAAGAACTCTTCAAGACAACAGAGAATCATGAAGAGTCCTGCTACTTTGGCAGCTTTTCTTAAACTTAGGTGTAAAGGAGATGTCAATCTACTGTATAGGGCGTTATCAGAACCTCAGAATCCTGAGAACACTCTATGGAAGGAGCTTGAGGACTTCTACAATAAGTTCTCTGAGGTTGTTAATCCTATGGACATTACAGGTTATGTAAGTACTCGTAAGAATCTTATGGATGGTAATGACCTTATTGGTATATTGGCACTTAATTCTTCAGCACATTATAAACTCCAGTTCTTGAACTTAAAGCTAAAAGAAGGTAATCAAGTAGTCTTCAATGGAATGGTACTAGATAAGATTGACCAAGTTTACTCCCCTGTCAATGGTAAGAGAATTGGTGAATTATGTGCTCAATTGCAGGCTGCTGCTCCTGATAATGGAAAGGACCCATGTCTTGGTGATATGAACTTAAGTCCTGCTACTGCTGACCTCGCTGGTTTCCTTGTAAGACTTGGAATAGGCATTGAAGATATAGGTATGATTCTTAATGCTACAGACCTCTTCAACTATGGTAAGCAGATTGCAAAGGAAAATAAGGTTAGATTAGCTGACAAGCACAGGACTTTTGACCTTAATATGAATGAACTGACAGCAGTAAGAGCCAAACTTACACTTGGTCAAGAGCTTACTGATGAAGATAAGTCATTTATGAAGATGTTTTACATTTGGAGAACAAAAGCAGAGAAGAGTGCAGGTCAGCTTGCTTTACTTTCTCCAGTATTAAGGTGTGATAGTTCAAATGGTGCCCTTAGCTCTGATATGGCAACTGCGATAAGGCAGATACTTACCTTTGAAAAAATCAGAACTGCAATACAGGACAGAGAGGTTGACTATCCTATAGAAGGAGTACAAAACTTGGTAGACTTTACTCTTGACCCCAATGATAAAAGATTTTTGACTAATGGAGTCTTTGACAAGGAGAAGTTTGAGGCAGAGCTTAAGAAAGCTCCTATACCTAGATTACAAGCTGTATACTCACTTGGCTTTGTAGGTGCAAAAGGTCTTCTTGAGAACAGATTGTCCCAATTCAGTAGAGCTTCTTTCAACAGAATGAATACTTTTATGGCGTTTACTGATTTAGACCTTAGACGTAATAACAGTATTCCTATTATTAAGCAGCTATTGAGTGAGTATAATATGTTTCTTCTTACTAGACACTCTTTGTTTGGTAAAGATGATGAACATAGTTTGATAGAAAAGAGAAACTATTATATTCATGACTTCCCAATCAAGCTCAAAGTAATGTTGCAACTTAAGGACAGTGAAGGAAATTATCGTTATCCGCATATTAGAAATCTTGAAGCTATCAGGAGACTATCCAATAGGAACAATAGAGGTATCAAGATGGATAATATGGGTAAGATAAGACCTGAGATTCGTAAGTGGTATACAGAATCTTTCGACCAACTTATCAATATGGGAGATAATATCTCTAAAGAAGAAAGAGAGCTGGCTAAGAAACTGGCTGTAGACTTGACTCTATATTCATTCTTTGATAATGGTATGACTTTCAGACACAATAGTTTCTCTAACTTCTTTAGTAGTGTATTTCTTTCTTCTATACCTGGACTTATAGATGCTTATCGCGAGGTAGACAGCAGAGTAGCACAATCAGAACCTATAATGGATAGTAGATTTATAATGCAATTTATTATGAATCATCCTGAAAGTGCTAGGAAGCTCAAGCATAAGCAGATTACTTGGGAAATAGGCAGAGACAATGAAGCCTTTCGTCTTAAAATAGATAAAGAGGGTACCCTCCCTCCTAACTCCAGATACCTGATAAGGAGAGAGAATGGTACTGTTGAACAAGGTTTTCTACCCATAATTGCTCTTAAAATAAAGGGTAAATATGAGTTGTTTGCCAGCAATGGAGACCAGTCCAATCCTATATACACTAGGATAGAGGGTAGACAATATGCACAAGGTAAGCCTGATGGAACTCTCATCTATGATGCCACCAGAGATGTGGCTGATATAGATTACAAGTCTGTAAAAGACAGAGGTGATAGTAACTTCAAAGTATCTGAGCTTGCTAAAGGTTCAAAGAGGAAGTTAAGAGTGAGTGAGGATTTGGTTGTTGATAACTTCAATGATGACCCATTTGCAGTCTCATCACAGAAAAATCACTCAGTCAGTGTTACTGACCCAAGTCCTGATGTCAGCTTTAATGACAATGCTGAAGACCCCTATGGCTCAAGTACAGCAGGGTTTGCAAGTTCTGATGATTTTCAAGACCCTTATCAGTCAGTAGGTATGGTACAGTATGCAAGCAATGCTGCTAGAATGGAAGGAGATACAGTAGGTTTGAGTACAGGAAATCTTTGGAGTAAGCCAAATTGGACTAGTACTACAACAGCAGACCTTAACGCTGAGTTTGATAAATTAGATTCTAAAGACCACGGTCTTTGTAAGTAAGGATAAGAATAATGAGTAATGTATGTAGAAGAACCCCTCTCGTAGGAGGAGAAACCTTCAACAGTCTGAAGGAAAATTTTGGACATGAAAAGGCAGTTGTCATCTTCGAGAAGGTAACAGGCAACGCATTTAGAGCTAAGTATGGTAACTCCGTCACTTTTGATAGTGACGGGGTTCCATCCTTTGCTAGTTTAATGAAGCTCCCTATTATTAGGAACTTTGTAGGAAATGAAGCTATTATCAGCAGCTTAGGTAAGGGTCAGCCTCACTTAGCTGATAACAGTGCCAATGCCTCTGTGCTTATTGAAAAGGCCCATAGCTTCAATGAAACCGGTGAGGAAAGAGACAACTTTGTAGCATATGTCGACTATGACCAAGATTTTGACTTGACTATTAAGTTTGTGCCCAGAACAGAGAGTTCAGAAGAGATTGCTGTAAACCAGTATAAAATGCACAAACTCAAGGAGGCAGCTAGTGATATGCTCCGCCCAGCAGGTATAACTATTGAAGACCTCTCTGAAATAGAGGTATCAGCAGGACGTGTTGGTGTTACTGAGTTTAATCATCTTTCTGGTCTATTAAATGAATTTGGTGTAGTTATCAGAGTGGCTAATAATCTTGAAGGTTTGGGAGCTATCTCTGAGGAATTAGCCCATGTTCTTGTAGGTGTAAACAGAAGTAAGCCTCTAGTACAGAGAAGTATTGCTTTCCTAAGAAATGAAGAAGCTGCTAGAAAAGTACTTGGTGATGATTATGACAGAGTGGCAGAGTACTGTCAAAATGACAGAGACCTTATTGCAGAAGAAGCAGCTGGAGTTATACTTAGGGACTGTCTTATAGACAAGATAGATAAGAAGGAAGATACTCCTAGACCATCTCTCTTCAAGAGAATGACCAACTTCATAGTTGGGCTGTTTAGAGGTATAAATCCTGCACACTATAAAGATACATTGGACAGTATCAAATATGAGTATGGCAAATTTGCTGAAGATTATCTCAGCAAGAAAAAGACTCTATCTAAGCAAGACATACAGAAAGCCAGAAGAGTGGCATCTTTCAATGCTCTCTCTAAGAGAATAGATGCCCAGATAGATGTATTGAGAAGAATAAGTGCACTACAGTATAAGAGTGCTTCACTTCAACTTGCGATTGATGATGGGAACATAGAAGATACAAGAAGAGCTCTTAACTCCTTAGGCTCCCAGACAAAAGAGATTGCTAAAAAAGCACAAGAGACTGGTGATAGTATGAAGGCTATAAGTAAAGCTCTTGAGCTTATCACCAAGAACTTACAAATAGCGCAAAAAAATCTTGATACTATTGAAAGTACTCCGACAAAGAACTCATTCAGAGTATTAGAAAACACTACTACTGTTATTGGTGAAGTGCGGGCAGAAATAGCAAATCTAAGAACGGTAATTACTAAAGAATATCTTGAAGACCCTGATGTAATGAATCAGGAGTTTATGCTGGATGATGCTTCAAACACTCTGAGGGACTATGAGAGTATTAGTGAGCCAGTTACTGTTGATACAACTGGTAAGAGTCAAGAGGAGATAGCTAAAATGATTAGTGAAGACTCTGAAAAACTTACTCTTGTAAAGGATAATAGTCATTATGAAAGTGATAGCGGAGATAAATTCCTTAGAGTGACTAGTACTATACAGTCGGATAAAGATGTAATAGACATCATAACCTCTTCAAATAAATATGTGCTTCCTTCTACCAATATAGGTACTGGTATGGATGAGCTTGTCAGAGACTTCTTTATGGGAAGAATAACAAAAGAGGGTGACGATTGGAAGGTAGAAGGTAAGACTCTTGACCAAGTATACCCTAATGCTACTAGAGAAGATTTCAATGCTTTTGTTGACCAGCTAGTAAAGCTTAAGAAGAGGTTTGACAGGAATGTTCCTGGTAGAGGAAGAATATACATAGTAGCTAGAGATATTAAAGCTATGGGTACTGTACAATCCGTTGATGGTGCTGGAGTTGTGCATAATGTTAATGTTGCAGGAACTCTAGACCTCCTTGGCTATGATGACCAAGGAAACTGGCATATCTATGATATGAAGACCCATAGAGGTAAAATTGATGAAGCTAAGCTTGAGAAGTGGAGAAAACAGCTGACCCTCTATAAAAAGTTCCTTGAGCAAAGATATGGCATTAAGGTAAAGAGTATTAATGTAATTCCTATTTCTGTAAGTTATCCCAAGCCTCTAGGAGCTGGTAGTGGTACTGCACAATATTCTGTCAGTACGAAGAAGGCTCCTAAGGAATACCTTGGTACTGAGAATAATCAGTTGCTTAAGAATGGGGAGGAATTTCGTGGAGCTAAACCATTCCTCGGCTCACTTATAAGGAATATGCCTGACCTTGACATTGACCCTGATTATAGAAAGCTGGCTGATGACCCCACAAATGGTCTTGGTAGTGGATTAAAAGTTATACATGAAGCCTTAGGGACTCTCAGTGTTATGTTGGACAATCTTGAAAATCAATATAATACTCTAGCAGGACCTCTATTTGCTAAGTTCCTTGCTCAGTTTATAGGAGATACCATTGAGATAGCTGACCCTGATAACCCAGGCAAGTTTAAGAAGGTAACTGTGGAAGACCTTATGAAGGAGTCTGATGTTGACCTTTCATGGGCACAGAGGTGGCTTGCTACTATGGCTGATACTCCAGATACCCTGTTGCAAGCTTTTGATAAGATTATAAAAGATGCCAAACATCAGAAGAATCTTAAGGTAATAGCTCTACAGCAGAAAATATTGGCTCTGGGCATGAAGTATGAAGCTAAAGGTATAAGGTCTTATGACTTCATGTTTGAAGATGACAAGATGAGATATATAAATACTGAATACAGTAGGACAGCTTATGATAAGGCTTATAAAGCAAAACTTGCTGAACTTGATGCCAAGTATGGTAATCAGATTGGAACTCCTGAGTATCAGAAGAAAAAGTTTGAGGAACAGGCTTGGATAGAAGCTAACACTAAACCAGTCTATGAGAATGGAAAGAGAACCAGAGTACCAGACAAGGAATTATATCCTAGCAAGTATGAGTCTTTAAGTGAAGCGCAGAAGGAGTTTTATGATGAGTGGATAGATATTAAAGCTGAACTTGATATGTATCTTGGTGGCAGAACTTTCCTCACAAATTCTATCAAGATTAGGAAGTCAGCTATAGAAAGATTAAGAGGTGCCCTTAAGGGAGATGCTATAAGTAATATCAGAGAATCTCTCAATGAGACTTTCAAGAAGAGTTTTGATGACGAGGTAACATATACTCATGGTCTGAGAGATATGTCTGGTAAAGAAAGAATGATGCTTCCTATCTTATACTTGTCTGCTGATGAGGAGCACGCCAAGGACATATCAACTGATGTTATCAGTACCCTCATAGCCTATGGGGATATGGTATATCAGTATGATGCCCTGTCTGATGTGGTGGATGCTCTTGAGGTAGGTAAGCATGTACTCCTTGACCCAGTTACTCAAAGAAAAATAGGTATGAGAAGAAGGGGTCTTCCAGTAATGGAAAGGAATAATAGGGGAACTGAAGCCACAATTGACAGAGCTACTATTGATGCTGCCTCTTCTAACTTTGGAAAGGCTCTGAATAACCTGTTTAAAACTAAAATATACGGTAGAGTCCAAGATGAGTCTGAAGATACAATACTTGGTATGGATGCTCATAAAGTAGCTAATAAAGTTTTAAAACTGGGAGCTTATGCACAACTTGGTCTCAATGCTTTTGCTAATGTAGCTAATATAATATCAGGTATAGGAATGACCAATATTGAAGCTTTTGCACAAGAGTACTTCAGTCCTAAGGAACTTGCTAGAGCTGATAAAACCTATATAAAGAACCTACCTGGACTTATAGGGGATTTTGGCAGTAGGGTAAAATATAACAAATTAAGTCTAGTAGCAGAGTTGTTTAACATGAAGGCTAATTTTAGCAAAAATGTTAGACATCAAGACTTTGTAAATAGGAACTTAATAACAAGAATATTTGGACCTTCAATACAATTTATAGGTCAGGAAATGGGTGACCACTGGCTCTATACCAGAGTAGGTCTGGCATTACTCAGTCATAGTGGGATTACACTTAATGGGAAACCTATTGACAGTATTCTTGACATATTTGACCTTGTGCCAGTAGATGATACCAACCCTCATGCTGGAAACAAACTAGTACTTAAGGAGGGTGTTAAGAATGCTGAGGGCGAAGATTTCTCTGAGAAAGATATTGTTGAACTCATAGATAAGATATGGGAAATGAATAAGGGACTCTTCGGTGTATATAACACGGAAGATACCATTGAAGCTAGAAATACTATAATGGGTAAGTTCCTTATGCAATATAGAGACTGGATGCCCTCTCAATATAGAAAGAGGTTTGGTAAAGCAGCAACAAGTCTTGAAGGTGGAAGAAAAACAGAAGGTTTCTATAGAACAACTTTCAGATTCATGAATCATCTTCGGAAAGACCTTAAGAATGGACAATTAAATGTTGCTCTACATTGGCAGGAACTCACAGAACCACAGCAAAGAAATGTCAAAAGAGCACTATTTGAAACTGTTCAATTCTTGACAATACTCGGTATATCCCTAATGCTTAAAGCAGATAAAGGAGAACATAGAGTGTGGGGGAAGAGATTACTTGCAGCAATAAGCCAAAGAGCAGTAACAGAACTCGGTGCTTTATTCCCACTAGCCACTCCTATAGAAGGAGCTAAGATACTCAATTCCCCAATTGCTGCTACATCCATGCTTGATGGAATGCAGGGATTAATGGAAGCTTTATGGATACCAAATTGGTTTGAAGATGTAGAATCTGGAAGATATAGAGGTAAGAGCAAAGGAGAAAGAGGCTTATTAAAGTCTCCTCTCTCAGGATGGTATAGGCAAGTTGATAAGATTGCCCATCCTGAGTATATTGAGAGCTATTATGATAATAAATAGCTCTGAGGGTTTTTTAACAACATGTGAAAAAGGGCAGAGGTCATTAGACCCCTGCCCTTATTTTTTTCTACAAACAGTTTGTCTTATATACAATGTAAGATACTTATTTTATCTTCAAGAGATAGTTTTTTATAATCTTCTGTACTGATGTTTCTAGCTTTAAGATACTCTGATAGGTCTTGCACATGGACTGTTTCGTAGTTGGCAATATCATCTTTATATGCTGCAAGTATATCCCTACCACTTAAGGTTTCAGTTTTATCTGTGGTAGTTTGTCTTAGAGCCTTACCCAGTCTCTCATATTGTTCCTTAGTGATAATATAACTAGCTAGAGGGGTATTCTCCGTTTGTCGTATCTTGAGCATTAGTTGCATTGCAGCAACATAACTCTCATAAGAAAATTGCTCACCTAGGAAACCTAGAGCTGTTAGAACTGGAACATCAGAACCCTTTTGAGCTTGTATCTCATCAAATACAGTCTTTAAGTCTTCAGTTTCAGTCTTAACTGGTGCAGCAGGTTTTCTTCTGCTTCTTCCTCGTGTGTTAAAGGGGTCTGTAGTTGGCTTTCTAGTTGACTGCTTCTTAGTACTTGTTGCAGGAGCTACTGTGGTACCTCCCATAGTCTTCTTAATTTCTTCCGCGAGTTTACCTCTTATAGGTGTATTCTTACTATCAAGTACCTGACCAGCCATATCAACAGTGTATTTCTTACCCTTGTATATAACTAACTTAGAAGTACCTTGAGGAGTTGTTTGAGTTTTTACTGGGGTCTTAGGAACAGTTGTACCATCAGTATGTTCTCTCTCTATGCTAGTAGGAGTGTATAGAAAACCATCATTCATAGTATGCTGTCCACCGAGACCTCTCGGTAAGTTAACCTGAAGATACTTTGATATATTACGAACATAGTTAAGGTCACTTAGTTTTTTCTTATCTACATTAGTATATAGCTTTTGGTACTTACCTGTATCCATAATGAACTTAGTCAAGTCTGCCATTATAGTTTCTCTAGAAAGAGGATTACCTTCTGCATCTTTGAGAGATACAGTCCTATTAACTTCTTTACCGTCCTTACCAATAAATTTTATGAAGGCTGCATCAGCCGAACTTAGTGCAGCATCTTCCCATTTACCCTGCTCATTCTTTCTCCTTAAATTGATATGAAAGTCTTTCACAGGAAGCCATTTAATAAACTCATTCTTTTTGGAAACACCTTTCTCAAAAAGGTCCCACAGAGCATTGGCAGCTTGCTGTATATACCAATCATTACTATTAAGTTCTGATATAGGAGTAGAGGTACATAAGGCAGGTACATATTGTCCTGTATTGGAAGGAATAAGCACATACACTTGACCAGGTAATAATACTGCTGAGTCCACTTCTGCCACATTGTCTGCCCTATTACCATTGTGTATTATAATGGTAGGACTATTAGCAGTTCTAGGAGCAGCGACACCTATTATAGGTACAGCAGAATCTTTAGTAGAATCATTTACTTCAAATACCTCTGCTACAGTACTATTTAGCTGTACTAGAGGCAAGCTACCTTTCGTCAGTTTGTCTACTTTGGTAGTAACCTTGTCAGTAATACCATTCTCATGTCTCCTTATAACCTCTTCATAAAGTTCTTTCTGGGCTTCAATAGATTTGCTCCTCTCTTGTCTTCCATCTTCTACAGCAGCATCATAAGCCTCAAACTCATACTGAGTTCTTATAGTGCCTATGACTTGCTCATTATTTTGACTATCAAGAGTCTTAATTACTACCACCTTTACACCGTTAGCATCAGTAAGACTTTCTTCTACATCAAACCATATCTCTTGACCATTAGTAAGACTATTGTTCTTATTGACACCACTTACATAAGTAAAAGCTCCATTCTTATTTAAGAAGTCAGTTACTGCTCTTAAATAAGCTATAAAAGAATCAGCATCAAGAGGGTCTGGTACTCTACTCTTATCTTGCTCATACCAATCAGCAAGTTTCTGTCCATACTCACCAAAGATATAAAACTCAGTAAGTTGCCTTCTGAAAGCAAGATTACTATTGTTCTTGGGGTCTTGCTTACTAAGACCTACAGCCTTCTGTCTGACTGTTTTTACTTTACTCTCACTCTTATTCTCATTAGCATCATACTCATCTTCTCTGTCAATTGATGTTTCTACAGTGCCAGGGCTTGGACCTTCAGTTCCTGCTGCGGGAGAGGGGCCCACAGTTGAGTCAGTACTAGCATAACCTGGGTTTGGATGTGGGTCAGGTGTACCTTCATCATCTGCTTTAGAAGCCTTGCCAGTAGGACCTGTATTTTTGTCAGAACCATAAGTTCCACTACTATCCTCAACTTCTCTTTTTCCTGCTAAGTCCTTCATCTTCTCCTCTATAGCTTCAGAGGCTTTCTTAGCTGCTTTTTCAAGGAGTTCCTTTATATGACTTTCAAACTCAGCTTGCTTGGCAGCCTTTACTACATCATCATCGTTGATACCTTCTACTAGTTCAGAGGCTGCCTTGACAATAGCTTCATCTACTGATGAATCAGTACTTAACTTATGTAGACCTTCTGGAGATAAATCCTCTATTCCGTCTAGAACTTGTTTAGCAGCACTCTTAACAGAGGCATCTTCATTAATATCGTCATCAATGATACCAGAAATGATTTGTTTTGCAGAGGCATTTCCTATAGCACCCCTTATAACATCCTGCTCTGCTTTAGTAAAGTTCTTGAGGAACTTGTCAAGACCCATCTCATTAATACCACTCTTATACTTATTGTAGGCAGCTTTGACAGATAGAGTGTCTTCGAAATCAACTTCCTCCTTAAACTTGTTAATCAACTTCTTCTGCTTTCTATTCAAGTGCTTGCTATCAATAGCAGCCTGTCTCCTCTCTATATTGCCAGGGTTTGCAAGTGCATCTTTGAATATTTGATTCTTCTCTTTAAGAGAATCAATCATCTTACCCAGGTCTTCAACATTAGTCTTTGCTTCTGCCTTTTCATTATCTGATAGTAGGGGGTCGGTTTCTATAGCACTGTTCAAAGTCTGTAGGAATATATCCTTTAGATTTGTAGTAGAAACATTTCCCTCCTTATCTGTAGTACTTATACTATCCACGTTAGTCAACATAGATATAAGAGCTTCAGGATTATTTTCTAGGAACTGGCTAAGGTTACTATCAAGTGTATCAAGATTTTTGAGAGTCTGTTCTACTCTCGCCTGAGCCTCCTCATGACTGAATCCTCCAAAAGCCTGAGCTTCTAATTCAAATTGCTCCCGATGCCTATGAATGTGCTTTCTCAGAATGTCTGTCATATTGGAGTTAACTAGAGTGTCCTTCAAATCTTTTATTATGTTAGCACCTCTATTAATCCAGTCATTCTTAGCAACTTGATAATAAGTAAGCGTAGCAAGTTGATTGTCACTAAGTATCTCACTAGTACTAAGGTCTATTTCATCTTGCACATCAGATACCATCTTGATGAAGTCTTTCATCTTTTTGGTCTTCTCAGCAAAAGCTTGTCTAACTTCATCAGGTGTAAATACAGTACCATCAGGTTTGACATAGGGAGAAACTCTTTTCTTAGGTATACTGTCAAGAGCCTGCTGGTGGCTATCACGAGCTTCCTTAACCTCTTCAAGTTGTTGGTTCAGAGCAGCTACTCTATCACCTAAGACATGGGCTGAAACTTCATCCCCAGACTCAAGAGCTTCACTTATCTGACCTCCTAATTCTTGCATCCTTTCCCAAATATCAGAGGCAGTATGGTCTAATCTATCAATCTCCTGTCTGTGTGTGTCAACATCGGGCTGAGTGGCAGACATATATTCAGTAGTAGCATCTATAATGGCTTGGGCATCTTCATCACTTACATTTTCCATAGAGTCAATGATTCCATCTAACAAATCAAGTTTGTTTGCTCTCTTAAGATACATGATGTCTTCAAACAGAGCCGCAGTTTCAGCATCTTTATACATCTTCTTATCCTTCAGCTCTACTGCTGCCTGCTTATCATTGTTAAGAGCAATCTGCGCTCTTACATGCTCCAATCTATTTTTCAGATTAGGGTCGTGCATTATTCTATCTATATGCTGAGCCACCTCTAACCTTTCTTGTCTAGAAGCCCTAAGGTCTTTTAAATCAGCTGCAATACCACCAGTAAGTCCTACTACTTTGTTTCTTCCAAGCCAAGTTTGTTCTGTACTATTATTAGTTCTACCAAATGTAGGAGCACCCATTACTCCTGTCAGAGCACCAATCATAAACTCTTCCCATCTCTGCGGGTTCCCATAACTATTCTCAAATCCTCTTTTATGGGACTTCCAAAACTCCGACCAAAAATCTCCAAATTGTTCTGCTGCATCGGGATTCACCTTGGAGTCATATACATAGTCAGCATCTCTCTTATATAAGTCCATATAAGTTTCTGATGCCCAGGCCTGCATCATTTCCTCATTACCTTCTCTTATAGGAGATTTAGTGAGAGCAATCAGCTTGTTATCCATTAATCCGTGTTTTGGCACCTCTTCAAGAAGTGCTTTATCTGCATCAGAGAGTTTACCAAATGGGGTACTCTCAACTCTTTTGAGATTCTCAAGAAGAGTTCTATCTCCTCTTTTAGCAGCTTCCTTGGCCTCTCTCATAGCCTCTTTCTTAACTCTGGTAACAGTGTTGACTTGGTTTCTAGCAGCTTTCCACCCTCCTGCGTACATCTTGCCAAACATCAAGAAGTTATCAAGAGTTAATATAGGAAGGTTGGCAATAAGAATGCCGTCACCTATCTTAGTACGATTTTCCTCCATCTTTTTCTTTGACAGAGCAGCTGCATTATCTATTTCCGCATACTTCTGAGCTAGCAAAGTATTAGCCTCTTCTGGAGTAATCTCACCATTGTAAACTCTTTCTTGTATCTCAGACAGTGCAGCCTCCTTATCCTGCTGAACTCTATTATCAAGCTCAGCAGCTTGTACTCTAATGGCATCATTTGTATTGGATTCTGCTTCTATGGTACCTTCAGCAAAAGCATTCATGATGGAACCTGCCAGTGCCTTTGATGCCTTTACCTTAGAGGACTGCTCTACTGCTTTCACTCCTAATTTTCCTAGAGTATTAAGCTTCTGAATAGTGGTCATCTCTTTCATTCTATCCTTAGCAATGTCCCCAAGTTTGAATATCTTAGAGGCTCCCTTTGCATAGCCTAGACCTTTTGCAATTCCACCTATCATTTTAGAGTATATACCACCTGAATATGCAGCACCTACAGTGAATCCGATATTCTTAACAAACTTATCAAATATGGTGTTTGCACTAAATATATTACGAAGAGCAAAAGGGTTTTGGAGTTCATCTTGACTATAGTAATTTGGAAGTACCGATTCCATACCACGATTGAAGGCATCTACAGATTGAGTAACTGTATTATCCCACATTCTTGATAAATCCCCGTCTATAATAGATTCTACTACTCCGTCAACAAAACCAGCAGTACCACTTATAAAAGTAGATGCAGCCAAACCTGTTCCTTTTAGGACACCTGCTCCTGCCTTTGCCCACACAGGTTGGTTAGCTGCTCTTTGGTCTTGTACATCAGCAGGTGTAGCATCAGTAAGGATTCCTTTGTCATACATAGAATCTCCATAGCCTGGAAGACTTGTATCGATTATTGGAGCATATAAGGAAGGGTCATTTAACCCTTGATACCCTAAATGACCATGTGCTGCTTCATAATTAGCATAAGTAGACCTAGCAAGTTCATCTCTAATACTTTGGGCCTCTATATCTGAGAGTCCTAGACTCTGAGTTGGGTATAAATCTGGTTTTCTTACACCTCTCAGAGCCTTAGGACCTGTTTCTGTTATACTTTTTTTAGCCATTATATTCCTTGATTATCATTTCCTGAAAGAGTATATGAAGGTACTTTAAGGGAGTAACCTAACGTAGTTCCTACGGCTCTTAGATATGCAGCTCCATAGTTATCCAACATTTCCTCTACCATTTGTCCTTCTTTAGAGTTATAATAAGCTGGTTCTCCATATCTTGCTATTAAGTCATCCTTTGTTTGTTTAGCCTTCTGTAAATCTGGTATACTTATTTGATACGTGTGTTCACCTAGACTACCTAACTTTTCTCTTGGAATGAGATACGTCTTGCCTTTGAACTTCATAATAAGTCCGTCTGTATTGGCAATTGGACTAGCATAGTACATAGGGGTGCTTATAATATTTCCTTTATCGTCCTTAAAGTCAGACTCTTTAGCTTTACTTCCTCTAGTAATCTTTCCATCTCTTGAGAATTCAGTAATCTCATAGATTGAGGTTTCGTCTCCTGAAGTAAGTTCTGGAAGCAGTGTACTGAGAACTTTTTTATTCTCCTCTTCACCAAAGTTTACTTTCATAGCTCCCATAGTAATCCCTGCGTTGTTTTGATAGATACCCTTTAACTGTTTTGATATACCTGCTACTGTCCAATGGCCATACTTGTCAGGTGTTACGTTGGCCTTCAGCATGGAGAGTGTCTTATCATACCACTTTCCAAGTGCTTTCCTACTAGCCTCATCTCCACCCTGGTTGACTATAGTCTTTCTGTCATATAACTGATGTCTACTGTTGAATATCTTTATAGTGGTACCTCCAGTTTTGTTTTTAAAAGTACTCTTGAAAGACTTATTTCCGAATTTATCGATAGTACTGTACTTAGTAGTTCCTACTGCAAGAGGACCTAAGTCAATATTCACAGCATATCTTCCATTTAAAGCTCCTGAAAGTCCCAATCTACCTTGTAATTGTTTAGCAATATCAGCACCTTTTGCGCCTTCTTGATGAGGAGATGATAGATGATGTATATCTATTGGAACATTACCTTTATTAATTCTGTTCTGTCTATCTATCTCATCTTGCGCAGCTTTTTTCCTAAGGTCGTCGTTCATGCTGTAGGAATCAGTATAATCCTTAAGTTCTGTTTTACCAAGAGCACTAAATAACCCTCGATTTGCAGAGGATATGAAAAACTTACGAGTTTCAGAATCGGGGTCTGTCCAATCTAGTACACCTGAAGATTGTAGCACTTGGTCTCTAGCACCTTTTAAGAACTTAATTGCTCCCTCATGTCCTTTCAAGGCAGCATCATTGATAACAGCCAGTATCTCTTCTGGTGTTGCTCCATGTCCTATTCTAGACCTATATTGGTATGGAAGTCCTAAACTTTCAAGACCTCCCTCTCTTGTAAGAACTTCAGCATAGTTAGCAGCAACTTTAGATACTTGCTTAGCAAGTAAGTCCCCAGAGTAGGACTTTCCATAGTCTAAAGATGGGTCGTCAATAAAGTCATCAAGACTCATTTCTCTTGCATATCTTTGGTATCTTAAGGTAGGGTCGACTTTCATGGCATCTCTCTGTTCTTTTGCGAGGTCTTCTCTTCTTTTATATGCAACATCAATAGGGACTATCTCCTTACTGTACCTTGCTCTCATATCAAGCATTCCCTTTCTACTTGAGACATTAAGACCATACTTCATTAAGTCATCTGCCCTTGCAGAAAGGTCATCAGCATAAGTCTTATACATCTTATAAGCCTTAGAGTCAGTCTGCTCATTTGCCATTTTATCCCACACATTGGCCTTAGCAGCAAGTTCATTATACTCTTCTTCCAAGGCTTGGTGTGCTTGTGTAGAAGCAGCTACAGGTGCCAGCATTTCCTGATAAGAAAATGGCTTAAACTTTGTATCTAGTATTAAGCTATAATTTGCCATATTACTTTCTTCTTATAGTTAAATAACCTCCCTTGGACTTCTTATTTTCACTCTTACTTTTACTTTTCTTCTTCTCACTCTCTCTGTTTGCATAACCAGAAATGTAAGCCTGCTCTGCCTCGGGTAAATCATAAAAGGCACCCTTATATATAGTCTCTCCATTAGGGCCAATAGTATAATACTTAGACTTATCCCCTACAATCATATTTCTTGAGAAGTTCTCTCTACCAATATCACCAAGAGAGTTAATAAAGTTGGATAGATTTGCACTTCTTGCAGAAGTAGATGCAAGCCTTTCTTTTTGTCTGAGTTCAGAAGCAGCAAGTGCCCCTTTAAGGTATGAAGACCTTGCCTGTAATTGAGCAGCTTGATTAGCTTGGTCAGCCTTGAAGATTCCTTCTGAGTTAAACATATTAGTAGCTCTATTGAACTCTTCAACCTTCTGTCTCTGTGCAAGGTTATATTCTTCACCCTGTCTGAAAAGGTCTCCCATCTTTCCTTGAGCATTATAGTCAGCTGCAAGTATTCCTGCCAAAGCTCGCGACCTATTACCACCAGAAGTGTTGAGTATAGCCCTTCTAGCAGCACCAGACTCTGCACTTAACTTATTAGTATAGAAGTTTCTATCAAATGGTCTGTAGGTTAGATAATTACTTACAGGGTTAAACTTAGTTGGAGTGTATGTACCAGTATTCTTAGCTGCCTCTAGTATAGCTTTTGCATCACCATAATCAGGCTTATTAGTTAGACCTAAAGCATCTGTCATTGATACTATCCCAGAAGCATATACTGGAGCATATCTCATCCAAGTTGGAGCCATCTTTTTACCTCCACCAGTGTCTCTCCCCTCCTCTGGTATAGTTTTTGCCGTCCCAGGTAGTGTTGTAGGCTTACTTGACCCTATTACAAAAGGGCTAAGAGGATTTCTAGGACTAAGGTCTATGTTTAGTAGGTCAGAGTGTGAGTATTCTTCAGGGGACATATAAGGCATTGCAAACCACTCCTTTTTATTGACATACTCAGGGTCAAGGGGTCCTTGCCCAAGATTCAATACTTGAGAGTATGGGTCACCTTCATTCCCTGCATAGATTCTTCCTATTCTTCCTCCCTTAGCAAACTTATTGCCACCCTTCTTTGCTCTTATTTGCTCCTGTGCCATCATAAGTTTAAGCATTCCATCTTCAAGACCTGCCTTACTTATAGGGTCATTAGGTCTTTCTTCAGATTCCTTGCTCATTTGAATAGCAGCATCTGCAAAGGTTAGAGAATTTGTTCCTCTTAATTTATATTTTTTTCTCACTTCCTTTGGTACTTTTAATCTTTTACTAAACACATAGTCATTGAAGATAACTTCTCCTTCTTCTACTAGATTAGGAACACCCTCTGAATCCATACCCATTGGTACTCCCTCAAGTGGGTTCTCTTCATGAGTTCCACCATTACCTACGAGAGTTATTCCTGTATCAAAGTTAGCTCCATGAGTCATAAGGTCTCCACCAAAGGCATGGTGCCATTTCTTTGCATTCTGAGCAAAGATAGCTCTCTTCCTGGTAATAGGATTCTTACTGTGTGTGAGTTCTTCTGTAGTCTTGCCAGTTCTTCTTTTGGTCTCAGTGAATTTACCTCTATTCTCTGGCTTTATATGAATGCCACCTCCCTCTGCAAAGAGTAGTGGACCACCATAAGCAGCATAATTAGCAAGAAGGTCCTGCATTTGAGTATTATCTATATTTTCAGCATTGTTCTTTAATGAGCTCTGAACCCAAGCAGTACCAGCATCTATCTGTCTTCTCAGGTCAGCTGCTTTATTTTTAGCCTTGTTACTAAACCATCCATCCTTACCTATGAAACTGTCATCGAATGCCATACCTACATCAGCATTAGCCCAATTCTGGGATAGAGTGTCAAAGTCTGAAGCATCAGATTGGAAGTTGTTCAGATTGTTGATATTAGATTCTACTTCAGCAATGTTCTCAGTGTTCATCTTTGAACCAAACATTCTGTTTGCAAGACCACCAAGAATCCCTAACCCAGCAGAAGCCGCAGCTCCCCAGGGACCTGGAATTGCAGAAGCTACACCACTCAGTCCTTGAAAAGCTTTCCCAACTCCTGACTGAAGACCTCCTCCAATAAGACCTCCTCCTAATTGACCAGTAGCTGTACTAACAGCTTTAGTAATACCATCTCCCAATGTGGACATATTATTGAGACTTCTATTGGTAACTTTCCCACTTTTGTCTGGTTTAAAGAGGAAGTCTCCAAATTTGAAGTAATGGTTCCTAGCTGTAAGGAGTTCATTATATCTTCTTTTAATTAATTTGTTAGCCATAGCTTATTATTTTAGTACAAAGATAAATAAAGTTATTGGAATACACAATAGCCTAAGAAGAAAATAATAAAGGCATAAGAAAAATCTTATGCCTTTATTAAATTATACAGTATACTTAGTTGAAATATCATGTAAAATAAACTGGAAGTGATTATCCTCTAATTTACTTGATAAATTAAAACCTAAACTTATAGCAGTCCAAGGATTCCTAATTCTTTCTCTATGTTGTCTAGGAATTTGTCCTCTCCATATTCTAAATTTCTTTCTAAGTGATGTGTCATTAACAACTCTTCTTGATTGATTAAAGCTTTTTATACCAGAATCTTGATATTCATTAGTAGCTTTTATCCAATCAAATGACCTATTATGTATAGGGTTTCCTTTATCATCATAAATATCAGCTCTATATTCTATAGTATCAAATATTTTAGTGTATGTAGAATTCGCATTACATATATATGTAAAACTTGGTAACTTTATTTCATTATAGAAACTATTATATGGGCCTTTAAAATTCTCCCATAAACTAACTTTATTTAATGCTTCATCACATTTAAATGATAAGAAATCATTATCCATTGGAAACATAATTACATCTACATAACTCATTAAAGATGTAAATTGACCAAGCTGTTCTGAATAACATAGAGACTCATTGTTTTTTGGACTTAAGTATAAATCTCTGTTCTTAGTATCATAACTTAATCTTATAAAAGAATCATCAGTAGGATGATTTTCTCTTAACCAATATTTTACACCTAATTGTGTACTAATATCTTGTAATTGACTATTATACAAATATAAAGTATCTGTAGTATTGTCAATAAAATAAAGACCTATTGGTGATTTAGCTATAGACCATTTACTTTGACATCCTATATTTGTACTTATTGGTCTAGCTCCATCAACTTTATAACTATTGCTAATTTCTACAGGAACCCCATCTGATGTAGGAATTTGTACTCTACTATTAAATAAAATTTGGTTTACAGACTTTTCTTGAAATGCAATTAACAAATCATTAAAAACTTCAATAGAAGTGACAGCTCCTGCACTTCCACTAAGGTCTAGTGAATTGGCTAAGGTGATATTAGGCCATATATCTATATCATCTAAATATGATTTTTCCATAGACCATAATATTTGTGTAGGATATTTGACATTTCTATAATATTTCTTATCTAATATTCTATAATTAAAGAAATTATCTCTCTGTGAATATATTGAATTAATAAGATTGAAGTTTTGTGGAGACATGTTTAAGTTACTTATTTGACCTCTATTTCTATCATATCTACCATCTAAATTAACTCTAGATTCACACATAAAGGAAGCTATCTCAACTACACTATTCTCATCTTCTGTTGTAAAAGAATAAGTCTTTAAACAATCATATCTTTGATAATAAGTATCTCCATATATAAAATCTATAGGTTCATTTAAATCAACAGGTTTTCCTGCTGGAATCCATAAATTGTTTCTTAAAGCCTCATCAGATTTTCCTCCAAATATATTAGCAGGTTCAGCTTTTCTTCTTAACTCTGCTAAAAAGAGACAAGCATAAGATTTATCATCAGGAGCCTTTATAGTATCCTGTTTTACAGAATACACTAATCCAGCTTCAAGTTTTGCAAGAACATTTGCCTGTCCATTATTTTGTACTCGCCAATAGGTTGCTGTTTTTATACTTTCATATACAGCGTTTAAATTATTTAAACTTACTTTTACCCAAGGAGAAGTATCATCTACAGTTCTTTGATATAAATCAGCGAAATTACTCTCAGATGGTCTACTAGAACAAGTACATATAGCATATGTACCAACAGCAGCATCACTATACTTCTCCTTCAAGTCTTTTAGTATAGCTTCTTCAATATAATCAGCCTCTCCAGCTAGAGCTGGCCAATATTCTATCTCTGCTCTTCCTACAACTTCAGGAGTATCATCCTTTTTATTTGACCAAAAAGGAACAGTATTAATATTTGTATACTTATTTATAAATGTATCTGTACCAGAATTAGAAAAATTTATACTAGGCAGTATTACTGGAGAAGCATTATCTAAATAATCAAAGGCAAATACAGCATGGTCAGTAGATTTATATTTCATTCTTACTGGGTCTGTAGTAGTTTGCAATTGTTTATGATAATTTCCAGAAAATGTATAATTTGCTTTTATATTCTGTAACGGATACTTAGTAAATGAATTAGCTACAACACCAGAACCATTTAAATCAACCCCTGTGTTTGGAGATACATAAAATGTATACTCATTATCTGTTGTAATTAAAGTATCTACATTACCATAATAATTAAGAACCTTTATACCTGAGTTTTTAGGTATTGGAACTTTAATAAGAGATATTTCATTACTACTAAAAATAGATATTGGTGTAATACCAGTAGTATTATCTTTCTTCTTAGAACTCCACACAGCATTTAACCAAATATTATCAGGAGAAAATCTAATATTAGATATTACTTTTCTTTTTAATACAGAAGTTCTAGTACCTTTATCACTTGGTCTAACTATATCATTATTTAATGACCCAGACCTATGCCAAGGATATACAAGCCAATTTAATTCCCAATTCTTTTCAGTTTCGTTATAACCACCAAATGACTCGGCATTTTTAGAATCATCAATTAAATGACTTTTATAAAACATACCTGCTACCATACCTTTATTTTCATAATCTGTAGTAAGAAATGTTTTATGGAAAAAACCAACATCATTGGGAGATGGAACACTTGAAGAAGTCTGAATACTTATATCACTAGCATTGGATTTAAAATTTGTTAGACCTACAATATTAAGTTCAAATTCACCATTCTCCAGAGCTTGTTTGGTACTATCATCAAACTCTATATCTGGTGAGTGCATAGTTACAATAGATTGGTCTATAAAGAATGTGTTATTATTTGTGTCCCTATCTTTTTTAGCAGCATAGTTAGCTTCCGCAAATGTAGTGGAAGTCATATTTTGTATTTCTGCTCCTCTATCACCTCCTGTTTTTAAAGGCTCTAGATGAGCAAAAGAGACTGTTGCTCCTTTTCCTATATCTATAGAATTATCATTTGTTTCAGACATTGGTCTAAAGAACCAAGAAGGTTGAGCAAATGGGGTGTTGGACACCCTATCTTTTACACTGAATACAGTAGGACATAGTATACCTTGAGCAATAACCATTCTATCATAGACAGTAGGAAGAACTACTAAAGGTCTGGCTTTCTTATAATCAAGACCCTCTAATAATCTTATAGTTTCATTATCAATGGTAACCTTAATACTGGGTAATGTCAATACATCATTTTCTATTTTTGGTTTATTTGTTCTAGGAATAGTATAGTCTTTTATAAAACAAGGTTCTGACCACTTTCCACTCTTATGTTGAAACTGAACACCTAATCTATAAACATCACCTATTTTAAATGTAGATGTATTACCTATAGACAATTGATTATTATATTCGTATACTGAGTTTGAATCGTTAATCTTATTTAATGTTATGTCTCTAGAAAATGCAGTTATTGATATTTTATTATTCTTTTCTTTAAATTTAAGATTATCTTTAATCTTATCTGAAATAGCTTGTCTTTTAAGTTCTATATTACCTAGAAATAATGTATTATCCTTTTCAGCAATAGTTCCAGCTATAATAGACTCTCCTCCAATATAAAGCATTTTTGTTGGGTCTATATTACTACCTGTTAGTCCCGTATCAATATATACTATTTCAGTAGAATCATTAGTAATTTCTACATCAGTAACTATCTTAACAGTAGGTGTAGCATCAATAGATGTTCTATGTATAGAATAGATTCTAAGATATTGAAATCTAGTTTCTGGGTTTTCAATAGAGATATGAAAAGTATTATTGACTACATCTTCTGGACTACCTCCTCTAGTTATAAAAGAAGTACTAAATAATTCAGTAGTATAGAACAAATTAGTTTCTTGTCCATATTTATTATAATAAGAGAATGCGTATTGTATAGTACCTGGTGGAAATGCTCCACCACCTTCTTCTCTAGTAACTGTTACTTCTTCATTAAGGCTTAGCTCTTGTACAAAGTCAAAGCATCCTTGTGGATATAATTTAGCTTTTTCAGTACTTGTTAATTCGGAAATGTCTTTATCATACATTAATTTATCAGCTACTACATTAATAACTCTTGGTTGATTAATGCCATCTACCCAATAAACTTTTTGTACTAAATCACCTTCATATATTCCTAAAGTTTGAAGGGGATTTTCACAATTCATTTTTAAATCTCCTTCATATATTTGTACACTTTTCCAAGTGTCATTTACTTTAGAAATTCTATAAATATAATTAGTTTTAACTACTCTTTTATATTCAGTGAAAACAATTATATATTCCCCTATAATACAATGTCCAACATATAAACCTTTAATATCAACAGTATCAATAGGTTCTGTACCTCTTTCATTAGTCATTGATAATAAAGTATTATCATCCCTGGCTGTAAATCTTATATTATGGGCATCCCAAAGAAATTTAGCATCTTGTCTTATCGGATGATTATCTCTTCTTAGCCCTTGAAATACATGGTTATCTTGCTGCATAATTATTGAAGCTTTATTTTCTCTTGGGTACCATTGTTCTTAAATCCCTGACTATGCTCAGTAGTTCTTTGTATCAAGGTATTCCAAGAGTTGGTGAAAGATTGTAACTGGTCAATAGAAGGTCTTACAAGGTCTGACTGAGCCTGTCCTACTGCCCAAGCATATTGCTGTTCTGCATGTTGTAGAACCTGTTGTGTAATCTTGCCAAGTTCAAACTGCACAGTGAAATGCTTTACCTTTATGAAGAGTTCAAGAGCTTCTTCAAAAGAGCCATTCTCAGGTATGAGAGGGAAGCCCTCCTCATCAGTATTGAATGCCCTATATGCTACTTCGATAGTTCCCTCTTTCATAGAAGTAAAAATGCAACTACCTTGTAATTTATATGTAAGGTCATTATCCTTTGTCTTATTAGGACTCATATGGAATGAGTCAGTGGAGTACCTGAACACCTCATGAAACACCCCATCACAGTTGTGTCCTACTGCTCTCACCTGTATCATCTCATAGAAGTCACAAGGCAGTTTGCCTCTATAGTTCTCTATCTCAATCTCCTCTGTCTTCTCAAGAAAGATTGATGGCATGCCTACCTTCTGTATGAATCTGACAGCATAATTGACTACCCTTTCAAGTGTTAAATCTTGAAGTAAAGGATTATCAAGCAGGTTGTCTAAAATTTCTTTAATTGAAACGTATCTTTCCATTATATATGGATATTTATTTTTCTTGGACTTTCCATTGTTCCTAATATACTAAGAATATTATTGAATGGATTAAAGCTATTATAATCTGTTTCTTCTGTAGAACTGGGTACAGGGTCATCAATAGTTGGTATTTCTAAATTAGGCGTATTATCTAATTCTATTTGAGGGGGTTCAACAACATTCTCTGTAAAAATAGGATTAACATCTAATGTAGGAATATCAATTTTTGGAGCATCATAAGTAGGATTGTAACTTCCAAACATAGCTCTTTCAACATTTCTTCTTTTTGCCAGTCCTCTAAGTTTCTTATCTTTACTAGCCCACATAGCACTCTGCACATCTTGTGCAGTAGCTCTTCCTGCTATATAGTTTGCAAGTACAGGAGCAACTCTCTTCTTAAAAGTTCCAGCACCTACGTTATAACTATAACTGTATAAACCATCAAGTTGTTCTTGAGTAAGTCTTGATATTGCATCTTGAGGAAGCACCATATTAAAACTTCTAGCTTCATCCTCAAAACCTCTATTAGTTTTCATTGAACTTCCTTCCCAATCAGATATTCTCTTTTTTATTGAATATGATGGTTTATAACCTCCACTTTTATATTGATTATAACTATTTCTTATTTCATCTATATCATATACTCCGCTCTCAACACCTAACTTAATAAGAGCTGCTCTTTCTTTCATACTTAAGTCATTCCACATAACATAAAAGCATCTAATTTTCCAGCTTTGATTCTTCTTTTAATCATTAGCTTTAATTGTCTATTGGGTCTAAACTCATAGAACGATTTATTCTTGTAGTTAGCCGCTGTCCTGTTATAAAAGATAGAAAATATCTCTTTTTCCTCCATTTTAATGAGTGTTCTTTCCTTATAGGCTTCCTCATCTTCTGACCATAATTTAAGTGTTCTGTCCCAATCTACAGGTAGGTTAGTCTTTACCTTACCATTCTCAATTGAGATTCTTGCATCATACTTCCTCACCTCTATGGCACCCATCCTACATGGTAACTCTATATCATGACCATGTATGAGTGCATCAGCAAGAAGGTTATTCATTCTTCTTATTATGGAGTAGAACTGATGTTCTGTGACAGGCTGTCCTATATCAAACCATTTGTTCTTTCTGATATACTTGTATATATCATATACTCCATATGAATTGTTTACCTTATGGACTCTTGGTCCATTAATCTTGAGTACTTGTTTTCTGAACTCATCCATTAGTCTTCAATCTGCTTTTGAAAGTTTGACTTCATGTTTTTCCTCATAAAGGCAACAAGGTCAGACAGGTCATCATTAGCATTGTTATCTTGGTCTTTAGGTCTATAGACTGCACCTGAGAGATACTTGACTGTGAGTTCAATTACTGTAGATGCAAGTCCCTCTTCAAGAGGGAAATCCCTGTCCAGTACATCACATGGTTTAGTCTCAGAATCACATTCCAACTCTGCTGCTTTTTCAGGGTCTTCAAAGATGCCTGTCATTCTTACCTTTTCAAGATAAAGGAACTGAGGATTACTTGACTTGAAGTATAGGTAGTCATCAGGCCCTTTTGACGCATAGATAATGTTCTTAAGCCATCTGTTCTCACCTACATATCTCATCCTTTCTCTACTAACATAAGTAATATGAGTTCCTTGGTAGAAGTCTACAGGGTAAATAGTGTTGGTTCCTATAGACATGGTTGAAGGAATTCTCTGTTCACTTCTTAGATAAGTTCCTCCTTCACAAGGTTCTCCTGCAATAGCTGGTACCTGTATAAGGTCTAAGCATAATGTCTGATAGTTACTTTGAGGTATCTCCTTTCTTACATCAGAATATCTTTGCTTAAGTACTAAAGCTCTTATCTTTGATATAAGGAAGAGAACATGTTCCAAAGTCACGTATGAATCATCTGATGCTACCTTAAGAGAATCAAGGCACATATATGTAATCTCTCTGTATGTCATATCCTTATAAAATTAAAATGCTGTTGCAAAGGTAAGAATAATTCTTGACTTTCACAACAGCATAATAATTTTTATTTTTTACTGTAAACAAGTTCCTTTACAAGAGCTATAAGGAATAAGACAGCCTCCTTGTAAACATGAGAGAGCCTTCTCTATAATAAAGTTCTGCTCAGATGTAAGAGAGTTCTCTTCCTTCAGCTTTGTAATATAAGTCAGTACTAGAACAGAGAATGTGTCATTGTCAGGAATATAACCTACTTGAGACAGTCTCTTAAAGTACCTGTTAAGAGTGTCATAAAGTCTGTTATTTTCCATTGCATCCACATCCTTTTATAGTAGTCCCTTTTATCCTTGTAAGCATCTTCCAATATTTGATAGCCATACTATAGTTACAGGTAGCTATAACCATGTCAAGAGCATATCTCTTAAGTATGAAATCTACAAAGCCTCTTGGTATTTCACAGGTATCCCCCAGTTCCTTAAGGTATCCAAGTCCTTTATCAAGTAGAACATTTCTGTCATAGACAGCAGCCATATCAATTACATCAGCTCCACAAGGAGTGTCAGGGGGAAGTTCAACATGCACCTGTGGAGTAATAATAAGAAGCTCCTTCTTGACATCAGAAATAGGGATTTCGGCCTTATATCTTGTTACATTATCTTCATTTTGGGTAGAATTAGGATAATATGGAGTATCAGTTCCATAGGTAAGGGGAGTGTCAACTCTCACACCTTCTATACTGATATTGCTATAGTATGGCTTGTTCTCAACCTCAAAATCTATTATAAGATTGTTGCCTTCTATCTTTAGTGTATTGTACTTTATCATGGGAGTATAATAAAAAAGGGAGGCTTGTGACCTCCCTTATGATTAGGCTAGTTCTGCAATATCTACCCCAGAGGCAGCTGCAAACTGACCAATGAGCTTGTTTAGATTTGTCTTGTTATCACATACAATAGTGATGTCCTTCTCTGACCTTTGTGGTCCTTCATTAGGACCTACATAAGCATAGTGGATTTCAAGAATATTGTATGCAGTGCTAGGGTCAACAAGATACTTGGTTGGAATGCTGTTAGGCCATCCAACATTTCTGTATTGGTCACCTCTTTCACCCATGCAGAAATACTCAAGGTCTGCTATCTTTCTACCATTGTTTCTTACAGTATCACTCTTATCGTAAGTGACAGTACCCCACTTAACTTCATCTCCATCAGAGATAACAGTAGTAGGAGTAACTGTGAAGTTAACATGAGTCTGTTCCTTGATACCAAGAGTCCACTCTTGCTCTACTTCAGTGATAGTTATACCATCAACATACTCTTCAGGAACAGTGATAGCTGCACCAGTAGTGTCTATGAGAGACTCAGTGCCATCAGCAGTAGTTTTGACTCTCCCCACAACCTTGTCAGCAATAGTAAACTCAAGCATTTTGCCTAGCTCTCTGCTGAAGTTCTTATAAAGAGAAGCTGCAAGTTTAGTGTAAAACTCAGAAGGCTTCATACCCTTCATAGCATGAACAGCACCGTACTTGAAGTACGGTTCTTCATCTGACATTCCTATATAAGGGTTGATACAGATTCTAAGGATGTAATCCTGTCCTCCAATAGGCTCACCTCCATTTACATTCGAATCAAGTTTAACCACAGCTTTCTTAAGTGCATGTTTCTGAGCATCAGCTTCTGCACTTACAGCCTTTACATAGAGGATATTATCTTTATTGATAAGGTCACTCCTCATAAGGTTGTCAGCTCCCTTGTATTGGAAGTACAGGTTCTTACTTTCAGCATCAGCCTTGAGAGCAATGGTACCAGCAGTATCTGACTCACTCACTTTACCATCTGTCTTTTGTGCAGTACCTTGTACTGCTGTGACTACATAAAGTTGTCTTACTTGGTTAGTTGAAAATACCATAAATTTATTTTATTAAGTTTTTATTCACCTGCATTGGCTCTACTCTTCAAGGCAAGGCTAACTGCCATTTCTAGTATCACTCTATGTATTGCAGGATTTAATTTACATTTACATTCGGTTGCTTTTGACTCTCCATTGATAGTAATACCCTCGGGTAAATCAATTAGGATGATAGGGTCAGGCTTAGAAAGGTATCTAATCCAATACTTGTCTATGTTGTAGACTGAGATAAGCTCAACAGTGTTTCCCCCTGCATCAAGCCTTAATACCCTCCTCTCGTTGGGCATTCTAAATGGGTTCCTAAGTGTTTTGTAGAGTTCATCCTGAGAAACAGGAACTACTTCCATAATAGAACCTTTGGCACAACCCAGCCTTTTATCTTTTGATTCAACGGCCTCATAGGTTATAAACCAAGTATCTTTAGGAAGGCTAAAGAGATATGAATTACTTGTAAGTACCTTTCCTACTACTTGTGCGTTAGTAGAGTAGGTCTTCACAAGACTATCCAAATATCTCCTCAGTTCTTCTGTCTTTTCAAATGAATCCCCTGTAAGGGTTCCCTTATAGAGAGATATTACTACACTCTCTTGTGCCTTTGTGAGGAACACAGATTTTTCATATTCATCAAACCCGAGTGGAGTAAGTAGTGGTAGAGAGGCAGAGTTGCTGTTAACTAAAGTATCAAACTCATTTGAGAACTCTTCATTTGTCATAATTATTTACTTTGAGTTACAATACCCATATTGGTTTGGGAGCTCTGACCAAGAGCAAGCTGCGAAGCAAGGTCACCCGTATATGCTGCTTTTGCAAGTTCAACCGCCCTCTGTAGAATTTCAGGGTGGAGAATTGGGTCAAGCTCACAAGTAATTCCTTGTACAGCCTCACTTACATTAGCTGTTGGATTACCTTCCCCATCAGCTCCCACATAACCATCAAGAGATGTACCATCAGATAAGACATCAAGGATGATAGCTCTAGGTCTCTTCACATACCTTGTTACATACTTTATTATAGTATCTATAGGTCCTACAATAAGCTCTGCTTTCTTGGCTCCATTACTATTATCAAGTAGTCTCCATGCTTGGTTCTTGGTAGGTCTCTTGAATGGTTTACTCATAAGTCTTGAATATTCCATATAGTTTATTGGAACTACTGTAAGCCTGACCTTTTTACCGTTTCTTGTAACTTCAACATATTCATTGACAAACATTAAAATGTCAGAGTTAAGAGTAACTGCTTTAGTGTTGTCCCTAAGGTCGAAGAAAGAAGTAGTAAATGGGTCTGGTGCTCCTTTGGAGGGCTCATAGATATGACTTCTCATAATCATAGAGAAGTCAATCTGCCTCTTCTCATTACCATCAAAGCCCTCCTGCGTTTTATTTGTCCTTGGATTGAAGTAAGCTTTGATGATTTCATCTTGAGCCTTTGTTAAAAACACAGACTTTTCATACTCATCAAGACCTGGAGCCTGATTACTTGTGATATTATTATAGAGCACATCAAACTCATTACTAAACTCTAAATTAGTCATAATGTTCTTTTTTACTCTATAAGTATAGAGCAGGTTATTTTAATTTAGCCTCCAAGCTGAACTTTACTTCCTGATGTTTAGGGTTGTTAAGATACTTAGCTGCTATGTTGAGTGTAGGTTCTTCATTAGCCTCACATAGTGGGGTATTATCACTCCTCAGATATAGATAGTTTCCTCTATTAGAGATAAGACCTGCCTCGATAGACTTCTTGATAAGAACCTTTGTAGGAAGCATTGGGTCACTGATAACTCTAAGGAAGATTTTACTATCTGCCTGAATGAGGTCATTAGCCCTAGTCTGTAAGAACTCAAGTTTAGATGTAGATGCAAGAGGTCTTCCGTCAATAGTTTCAATAACTACTCTTAAAGTATCTGCATCTTCCTCTATCTTGCCAAACTCCTTGTAGCACTTCATCGTGGTACTCATATTAACCTTGGCACTCTTTGTTTCATCTCCCTCAGAAATGATTACAAACTGATAACTTGCCTTAGGAGCATCCTGCAATGCTTCAAGTGATGGGGCAATATAGTTCTTGTTGGCTAGAAGAATCTTATATCTTATATAATCTTCAGGGTCTGATAGATTGAGGTAGTTATCCTGTTTGGTAAGCCTTACCCTTGAAATACCTTTATCATTTGTATCATCCCAGAAGTTATCTGTTTTTCTGTAGATAGAAAGAGCGTTTACCTCAAGTCTCATGATGTGCTCAAGGAAAGCCTTCTCATCATCTGTCAGTACATTTACATACATACCTGAGCTTAGTCTAGGTACTGTAAATATCTTGGTAGCATTTTCAGCCATACCTCCATAGAGGATATGCTTAGGATTAGTAATCATACCACCAAGCTTGGGTATATGTCTTACAATTATTCTTTCATTTCTAAGACAGTTAATCAGCTGTCTTGGTGCCCTTCTCATAGGCTGTTCCTCAACTACAGGTGCAGCCGCAGGCACTTCCTTTAGAGGTAGTTCATCAGATAAATCAATCTGAGCTACATTTATTTCTTCCATATTTTTCTTTGCCATATCTTCTCCTTAAAAAGTTAAAGAAAGGGGAAGAGAGAATTGCCCTCTCCCCCTTATTTTGATTTTTAGCCCTGTAGAATAGCAGGGATAAGTGACATTGTTCTAGTTGGGTCAAGAACACAGACACCAAGAGTAGCCATTCTATGGAAGGTAGCTGAATCTTCATCATATGACATGAACTGATTACCAAGCTGACCTGTAAATGGGTTTCTCAATCCCCATTGATAGCCTCTGAACTCATCTTGTCCCTTAATCTTACACTTGAAGATATTGGGTTGGTCCATAGTACCAATGTACATGATGTCATATCTATAAGAGAAGGCAGGACCACCATCAGGGTGCTGTACCTTGTTTCTTATTGGGTCATCATAGTATGGGTCAACATCAAGCTTCACTCTTACACCATTCGGTGCTCTATACTCTACAAACTGGAAGCCAGCTGCAAGAGCATTAGTGTGCAGATTGCTCTGAGTCTTTTCAACAATGTTAAGTGCATCACCATTCAGTGTGAACTGAGTCCATCCACTTACAGTCTGAAGTACAGCCTTGTGGAACTGGATAGCACCTCTTTCACCTGTCTTGATGACAAAGTATCTGTCACCAAAATCAAGCTTGGATGCAGATAGTTCATACAGAGCATCTTCAAGAAGTTTCAAGCTAAATCTATTGTAGTACTGAGTATTTGCTACTTCCATCTGTTCAAATAGACCAGCACCCATCTTGATAACTTCGCCTGACTTACCGAAGTTCATGTATTCACCATTGTTATTTCTGTTGCTTCTACCAAAAGCAAGGATGTTGTTCTTGTATTCAGAGAATGTTTGCTCAACTTCCCAGTCAACATAGTGCATCCACATGTTAACTACAGATTTAGTATAGCCTGTAGGAGTTTCCTTCGTTACAGGGATACCACAGGCAAGCTTCTTATTAAGCATGTTACCAGGTACCTTGTGTTGGATTCTGATAGTAGACCATTCATTTCTCATTGATACAGGAGAAGTGAATCTAACATCACCAACTTTCCTCGAAAGTGCCTTTTCAACAGGAGCATATTCATAACTGAATCTCTCTCCTGGAAGCAGTCTTTCAGCAGGAATACCCTGAGTGATACCACCCATGAGTTCTACCTTGTAAACTGCATTAGTACCTTCCATTCTTGGATTACCAAGAATCCTCATGGGGTATACTTCATTCAGATTACCTACAATAACTTCGCCATCAGCAAACCAGTCTTCAGGGAAGACAAGCTCAAACACAGCTGTGCCAACACCTACATTAGCTACAGTTGCTGCGGTCACTACATTACCATTCTCATCTCTTGCCTCAAGTAGAGGAATATTCCTTCTGGTAGAGCCAATTACATCCCAGTAATATTCTGAGTCATCTTCAAACTCTTTTGTAGGGAACTGACTTAGGAAGGTATCAAGGGTCTTTCCCCTATACCAAGCTAGCAGCTGTACCATTAGGTTAGTAGCCTTCTGTGGAGCAAGCTGGAAGATTTGACCAAGGTGGTTGTCCTTAGTCAGACCTTTCCAGTGAGAAAAGCCAATCATTTGGAACTTATTCAGTTTTCCAGCCATAAAATAAATTGATTATTGGTTATATTTTTGTTTAAGCATCAATGGTCCAGCCCTTACCTATAAAGGATTCTGAATCAACTCCACTTGCATAGTTAAGATTACCATCTGAGGTTCTAGCAGTATTGTTTAGAGTATTTTCCAGTTCTCTGAACCCTTTTTTTACTTCTTTTCTTACTTTACCTTTTACAAGACCATCAAGTGTTTTGAAGCCATCTGTGAGTGTGAATATAAGACCAAGGTTCTTGAGAAACTCTGTCCTATGTTCAATCTCATACCTCTGAATAGCAGTGAGCATTTCCCCAGTATCAGGGTCTTTATAGACAGGCTTGGCAATGTTGTCATAGATTCTTTGCCTTGTTGCCTTGTCAACCTCTATCTCACCAAAGACTTTCTTGTCAGTGAGGATTGAGTTCTTGAGCTGAGTAGCCAGCTCCTTCCTCTTTGTTACTTCTGCTTCTTCTTCTTTCTTGGCATCTTCAACTACTTCATCATACTTGGACTTAAAGTATTCCTTATTGCTTTTCAAAGCCTCTTTTGCATCATCTACATCAGTGCCTCCATTAAGAGATTTCTGAACTTCTCTTGAGGCTCTTTCTTTGCTGTAACCTCTGTTGATGAAGTCTTGATATATAAGTTGTTTCCTCAGCTTCTCTCCCTCCTCAGTCTCAGCTGTAATAGTATCATCAGTAAGACTGTCAAGATAGTTGAGGGCACCTTCATACTGTCTTATAGTATCAGGTTCCACTCCTGCATTGAGAGCCTCATCAATTCTCTTCTGCTTCTCATCAAGACTAGCCTTAATCTGCTCATCTACTAGTTTCCTAAGGTCTTCAGGGGTTTCTACTTTGGAAATAGTGTCTTCATCAAGGTCTGGGAAGATACCCTCCTCTGCAAAGGCTTTGGCAATGGAAGAGTAAAATTTGGGAGAAGTACTGTCTTTGTCAGGGCTAGTATCTTCCTTTTCCTCTACATCTTCACTACCTACGCTCTCTGGTTCTGTAAATAAAGAGTTTACATTAACCTCAGTAGTTTCTTTTTCTTTCTTTTCTTTGCCCTCTTCGGGCTTATCTTCTTTTTCTTTATCTGCATCTTCAGGTGCAGATTCCTGTGTTTCCTCATCTACAAACAAGTTCTCTATTTCAGAACCTGTGAGGATGTTGTCTAGTGATAGTTCTTCCATATAACTTCTCATTATTAAACTTCACTGCAAAGGTAGAAAAAGTTTTAATACTGCACAACAGACTAAATGAAATATTAATAGAATGTAAATAAAAATGTAAAAATAAAGGGAGACATAATATCTCCCTTTATATTTATAGCTCAGCTATGTTGTACAATGCCTCATTGAGTATTTGCATAGCTGTCTCACCACTAAGTATTGCAGCTTCCTCAGAGTAAGGATTAATGTCAAGAGCCTCACATATGTGCATTTCAAGATGGTTCTTTTCATGCTCAAAGGTGTTAACAAACTCTCCTATACTCGAAGCCTTGTGTATGACTATAAGTGAGAACTTCTTGTAGAAGCTTGAGTAAATGAAACCTGTATCCAGTTCTGAGTTCATCAAGTTCCTTTCCAGTTTCTCAAAGGTTTCTTATGACTCTTAACATGATTTATCAATAGTGTTATCACTAATATACCAATTATTGCAGTATGCAATTCAAGCATTATATGGTCTTCCAATGGTATAGTGAAATAGTAATCATATATGTTAATGCTGTCATCTATTAGTATAAAGTACAGAAGCAACCTATGATAGTTACAAAACTTAAATACATAAGTTGCTATATACATGAATAGCCAAGTTAATAGTGACATTCCTGATACATTACTTAAGACTGGTGCATCTATACCAAACCAACATAGTGTAGTATTGACTATGTATGACAGTGTAACTAGTATTGGAATGTACTTTAAGGCAATCAAGAATACTTTATATAAAGATTTACTTTTATATACCTTTCCAGAGGGTGAGGTGTGTCTATAAATACACCACTTACTTTTTAGTAAGTTTCCCTCCACAGCCGTATCTTTTGCCTGCCTTTATACCAGCTTTAGGACTCATAGGTCTGGGTCTTTTTACTCTCCTTGCCATAACAATCAACTTTTAAATAATTTACCTTCACAGTCATATCTTCTCTCTCTTTGTTTGGTCACTCCTGCTTTAGCAACCATAGGTTTTGCTCTTCCCATAATTTTTAGATTTTAATTGTTATTTAATAATTAAGCTTCTTGCCCTTCTTCATCAGGCTTTAAGTAGTCAACTGCTACTAGATAAGGAGTCCATGCCTTAGCAGCACGGTCATATCTGTGAATTGCTCTAATGTCTCCAGTTGATTCATCTTTGTCCACCCATAGAACATTAATATCCGTTGGGGGATAGGGAGACTCATACAGGTTATTCAGGTTTACTTTCTTCATTTTTGAATGTAGTTAAGTTAGTAAATTCTCTTCTCCTAATTTGGCAAGAGAGGTCAGTACAAATAGAATTCATAAGACTAAACAGTTGAGTTCTTAATTCTCTGACTTCCTCTTCCAAATCTTCATTTCTCTTTAGAACCTCTTCCAGCCTTGTCCTGTTATCATCAGACAACTTCTTGTAAAAGTCAAGAGATTCTTGCATGTTTTGTATCAGATTATTGTCTACTTCGCTATTGTACTTCTTTCTGGCAAATATCCAAGAAGCCCAAGCACTAACCACAGTAGTAAGTAACCCTATACCTCCAGTAAGAAGTGTTTCCGTTTCAATCATTTCTAATGTTGGTTTTTAATTTGAGTTCTGTTCTTTCAAGCAATCTTACTTGTTAGGTACCCTTGTTAAGGATGGTTTTTATAAACTTAATAACCTTATAAACCAGGATAAGAATAAATACAAACCCAAAGCACATAAGGAATGATTGATAGCCTTTAATTCTGTTGACTTCTTTTACTTCAGTGGTCTTAATCTCAACTGGTATTTCAATACTATCTGTTTTGACAACAGTGTCAGTCCTGTTAAAGTATTTGTAAATGTACTTGTACTTATACTGATGTACTGTGTCTCCACTTATGAATCTGTCAATGCTGTCATGAACAAAGATACTATCTTTATACAGTTGATTTACATATTCAGTTCTTACAGTCTCCACTAAAACTGGTCTATCTACATACTTAGTAGTAGTACAAGAGACCACTATGAAGATTAAAATTGCTATCAATAAACTCCTCATAACTTCTCTACTTTAACAAGTCTTCATATACTGTCCAATCAATCTTGTCTTTCTCCTGCCATCCAGCGGCTAAAGTATCAGTAACATAGGACATAGCACTGATATAGAAATCCTTTAAATCCTCCAGACTTTCAAACTTATAATATACAGGAGACTCTGTAGTGCCAAACTTGAAGGTAGGAAGTACCTGACCATTTGTTTGTACAGCTAAGTCATAGGCTGTTTTGTAATTGAGTTGATTCTCCATAGAGAGCCATACAGGAACACCCTTCCACACAAAGCCTGACAATATGAGCCTATCAGTTCTCTTATTTATCTCTGTAAGAATAAAGTCTTTTATTTGACTTAAAGAGGGCTTATTCCTAAATACATGTTCAGCCCATGTTCCTACATTGGATTCTACTTTATTACCATCTTCATCAGTGTCATAAAAAGGCTTATAATCAAAAGCTATTTTAACTATATTACCGCTAACTGATATTGGTGTGTAATAATCTTTTAAATTAGTTACTCTTATCATTGTGATTAATTTTTAAAGCTACTCCTTGCAACTTTTAACCCAAGGTATATTTAAATACCTTGGGAAAAGTTGTACTATAATTAAGAGAGGGGACAAAAAGCCCGAACCAGGTACTGAGCAGTCTTCCCTGAAGAAATAGAGTGAATCCTGTCAGGGGATGTCCCCCAACTATTGGAAACACTCCCCTGAGTGCTAGTCCAATAACTATTGAAAATCATCTCATCACCACCAATATAATTATCAAGAATCAACTGAATTTTACTGAAGTTATCTACAACACCTTTCCACTCTCCTAAAGCACCAAGATAGCCTGTCTTTCCATTAGGAAATGTATATCCTGCACAATATTCTGCCGCAGGAGCTCCTGTTACCCTTTGACTGTCAGTAACCCCAGCTAGTTGCTCGATAATCTTAGATGTATTACCAGCTCCATCATTATCTAAAACTGCTGTAGAAAGTGAAGTGCTTGTAACTATACCTGTAATAGTGGTATCATAACCTCCCCATGCCAAACTGGGACCCTGCTCTTTAGCAATAACAAAACTGCCACTAATTGGTCTAACTACTGCAACACCATTTGCCTTTTCATTAGCAAAGCCCTTTGAAGCCCAATCCTTTGGAGTATAAAGAGTGCCATCTATATGTTGAATATATACATCAGCGGCTTCAACGTACTTCATAGAAATACTACCCTTACAACTTGTACCACTAAATGACCAACTACCATCAGAAACCATAAGATTTTCTATCTCTGAGCCTACTACTTTAACTGTAGTACCATACCTTATAGGTAGTACATGAGTACCTGCCTTAACTGTAGTTTGAACTTCTTCGCCATCATGGTTGGTATAAGTAACAAAGAAGTCAGGATTTTGCTCAGACATATTGGTGTCTATAACTATTGTGGCATAATATATCTCATTGGCTATCTTATATACATTAGTATTAATCTTCTCAAGAATAATCTTTTGTGTAGTACTCATGCCTTCAAAGTATCCTCCTGAGGGTGCTGTAATAGTAGTAGGTAATCCAGCGTCTCCCCCTACTACAAATCTACAATTACCGAGCAGCCCATTACTCCCATATACTCTAATATTCTTGCTTTCTATTGATAATCTAGTTAGGGCGTTAATCCCCATAGATGATGCAAACTTAGGTGCCTCTTTTAAATTATTACCTCCTGTGATAGTCATAGGAGAGTCAGGGTTTACCCCTATCCTCAAGTCTGCGCTCAATAGGGTACTTGGAAGACTAAGGTAGTAATTGCCGTTCACAGCATAAAGACCAAACTCCAAATATGGTATTGATGTAAGCCCCTCGTTCAGTTCTAAGTGAATTGTACCTCTTTGAATAGTCCCCTTCATAGTAGTTATGGTATTGGGAAAACATATCTTTTTAAAGCGCGTATAATCAAATGTCCCAGATTTTATAGTAGTAACTGATGTAAAGTACTTAAATCCACTAAAATCCCCTAGGCTCCTTACACTTAGGGACTGATTAAATATAGAGGTAGAATAATTAGTACCAGGCTGTATATCATCCGCAGTAATTGAAGCAGCCTCTTCTTTAGTAACATAAGTACTATTGGCACACAGACCAGCGTCATAGAATACTTTTGCTATCTCAGCATCAGCAACAGCAATGTCATCATTAACTAACTGAACAGACTTTGATAAAGTAAATAATGCAGAACCATTATAAACTTTAGTGAACTTTGCTGTTAGAGTACCACTTATAACAGTATTAATGATTTGAAGCCTTTTTATAGTACAAGAAGTTTTACTAGATTCTGTAATTTCTGCATAATCATCAAGACCAGTTAAAGACCAAGTTACATTAAAATCTCCTGTATAAGTATTGGAGTGTTTTATTGTATAAGTAGTCTCTGCTCCTAACTGACTATCTCCTTCAAGTGTTGTGTCATTACTTGAAGGATATGTCTTTGAAAGAATCCTAGTAGTCATTGTCTTTGTTGTGGTTGTGACTTTAGTCTCTCCCTCCTTTCGTGTTTTAGCTATTAATTGCACAGTAATTACTCTACCACCTGCACCTTCTGTAGTAGTTAATACACCAGTAGTAGAATCTAGAGTTATTGCTGAGCTGCTACCTGATGTTATAGAGAAAGAGGCTGATTGTAGTTCAGCACCAGATACAACACATGAATATTTACCAGTACCACCTTCAGTTAAAGACTCAGGACCAACTAAGTATACAGCAGGAGGAGCTATGATATATAACTCAGATGATGAATTAAATATATTATTTCCAAACACTGCCTGAAGCTCAGATAACTGAGATTCACTCACTTCAACTAGTTTAATCCTACCCTTTAATTTAAGAGTACCAAGAGCCTTTAAACTAAGTAACTGTGCAGTATCTACATTAGTCCAATCTATATTATCCATTACCAGTGAACACTCACTTGAGTCTGATGTTTTACTGTTGAACCAATTATAGATAAAACCAAAGTTATTGCTTACAAGAGGACAATCTTTGATATTTATATTCTTTAGAGTTTTAATATCATCAAAGGTTATGGCACTATAAGCTAAGAGTGAGAGCTGCTCTAATGTTAAATTAGTTATAGTAGCAGGGAGCTTAAGAACTTGAACAGGGCTTCCTTTAGCTAGTAGTAGGGAAGCTATGCCTGAATTTGAAGCCCATACTGATTTAATATATTGATGTTCTGATAGGTCTAATGAAGTCAACTTTTTGAAACTTCTTATATCTATAAACTCTAATCTTTTAGCCTGTTTTAATCCTGATATTGCAGTAACCTCATTATTAATTAATGAAGAACTACCAAGCCGAAGGTGAGTAAGACAAGTACCTAAGTTATCATCATAAACAGCTGCTATTGATATAGTAGCTAGCTTATCAGCCATCTTCCTAGTATCTAAAACTTTAATATTAGGAGCACCATATATTCTAATAGGGTCACCAACATTAAGTACTTCAGTAGTAGTAAATGTGTGCTCATTGTCCATGTCAAGGTAAACACCTGTTTCTCTTGGTTCATCATTAATGCCATACCCAAAGTTTATTGGATAGCCTGACACAATAGTAAACTGTTGACCAGCAGGAGTACCATTGATACATTTAAACTCAATAGACTGTGATTTATAAGGACCTGTAATAAACTTAGCATCATATATAGAGAACCTCTTTGCTAACCACCATTTTCTATGTAAGTCTCTTTTACCTTGTAACATGAAAAGGTTATCAATTCCTTTCTCTGCATATGGTCCAATGTACTTGTATTGAGCATCTTGATTGTAAACCCTTTCTACCCATTTATCTGCCTGCTCTCCATCAAGCATATCAATTATATTGATATATGATATACCCGCAGAATATAAAGCATTATCCATCTTTTGTACTATGCCCATGAATTCTTTATCACCTTCAAGCATATTCCAAAGTCTAGAATCATGACCCGCAAATAAATAAGCACCAGAATCATCAGTAGACTGCCTGTCATCTGTTGGTTTTACTCTTAGTCTACCAGTATTTATAAGACCATGAACAGTATCATTATCATAGTGAATATAGTAGAAGTGAGACCCATCTTCTGAAGTAAACATCGCATTCTTTACAGTTTGGTCAACTGCTGCATGTCTTAAAATATATACATAATATGCAGCCAGTTTATAGATGTCCATATGCTCCCATTTCTCTGTAGCAAAGTTTTCTTGAGAAACAGTACTCATCCACTCTGCAAAGGCCTTTAAGTCTGATATGTCTGGATTGCTTGTATCAGGGTATCTACTTTCAAAAGCATCTTCCCATTTAGTGTCAAAGTTCTCAGAGGTAGTAAATAGAGCTAAAGAATTACCGTTGTTGAGTACCTCCCAACATTGCATTCTTGAGTTATTAAAACCAGGAATTCCTTTAAATCCAAATACACTTTCTGTGGATTTATCATTATTAAAGTTATACTTACCTATAAATATAAGGTCATCATTCTTAGTCTTTCTATAGAATAAAAGTATAGGAAATCCATCAATAGCAGTTCTTACATCATACTCATAATCTGCACTGATAGCTGCCTTTTGAGCATTAGTTCTACATACATATTCTCCATCTATTTGAACATTGTACAGAGCTTTGTTCCACAATTTAGCAATACCAGTGTTATGAGTACCAGAAGACTCTGCGTAATCAGCTTTAAGACACCAACAATTAACAGGTTGTGAACCCTCTTTAAAAGAGTATAATTTGTCTTGAACAACCTTTCCATTAGAATCATATAATATCGTATCATCGACCTTCTGTGTATAAATTCTAAAGTTCTTTTTAGGATAACCCATGGAAGATGTACCCTGTGGTCTCATAGCTGCACTAACCATACTAAAGTTCCTAGTAGGGTCCTGCATGTTGTAGTAGTCTATATCTACTATTATCTGAGTATTCTTATCAGAGGTATTCTCAAGTACTGGAATATCACCAGTTACTATCATCACTGGCACTCTACTCATCATCTTATTAGGGTCAAAAGATGTAGTTCCTTCTGTGTACACATCATTCTTCTCATATACAGAGGTCATCTCTTCTATACTATCTCTATAGAGAATATAGTTATTGAGAATTTGGTCAGAAGTTAATGCAGTGTTATATATTCTTATAGCCTTGAGAGATATTTCTACTTTATCAGATGCAGTGAATTTAATGGTTTTAGGAGAATCGTATTTATCAGTAGCTGACCATGCCTCTCCTCTAGATATAATGCCATTAGTATAAATAAAAGAAAGGCACTTATTAAGAGTACCACTACTCTTATTTATAACAAATGCTATTCTTACATTCTCACCACTCCTAAACTCAGTTTCTACGGTAACACCATTCTCAGAAGTCAATGATACTTTAGTTGCAGTTATAAGTAATCCAGTACCACTAGCATTCCTTAGGTCACATATGACAGCATCATCCTCTCTCACATTTAAAGTAGAGAACTCTAATTCAATAGTCTTTCCTGTTCCTGTAGGGTTACTATCCAATGGAGCATAGTCTATAGAGAATGAAGTCCCTGATGGCATTAACAATCTATTATTAACCCAGCCTGAAACATCATTCCACTTAAAACCATAAAATGTTCCTGTATATCCGTTATAGGACCATATATCTCTATTGGGGGAAGAATTACTTTTTCCTACAGCTGTGAAATCCAGCTCAAGATTATTAGTGATGTCACTTATATTCATAGATGTAGGAGTTACTACAACAGGGATTGTATATTCTACTTTCCCAGACACAAGCTTCAACACTTTATTTCCAGACTTAGAAGATACTAACGTATAGTTATTTTCAGTATCATTACTCGAAGTTATAGCTCCATTTAACTCATCATTAAGATAAATACCTACCTCTATACCTTGTTCATTAGTAGGAGAATAAGAAGCAAACCTCAAACTATATGGAACATATTGCTCCATATTATATATTGATACATTATCCGAAGGGCCTATTATACCATTCTCTGAAGGTATCTCAATAGCAACACCAAGTATAGTATCTGTAGATGCACCAGTATATACTATAAAGTCTCTATATAAAGTATTTGTATAGAACTTCTCACCATTTACTATAGAATGTGCTCTAAGTTGTAATGAGTGCCTACCTTGTTGTAGATTAGATAGAGTGATATACTTAGTTCTAGATGCTTCTACATCTACTACCTCATCTTCCTCTTTAACAAACTCAAGTTGTTCACCATCTATATACCATTCTACTGTCTTTGTACCATATCCAGAAATATTAAATAATACTTCCATATTAAGGGAAGTAGCAGAAGAAAGGTCATAAACCTTTGATATATTGAGTTCATCTTTAATAGTAAGATTAACTACTTGATATGTGACAGAAACTGTAGTAGCTGCAAGGGTGTTTTTATCTGTTATACCTATAATAATAGTATTTGTACCCTCACCTAAATATTTATCTAGATTAAACCTTACAGTACTTCTACTATTACGAGTTTCAGTAATAACTTTCTTTGTGGAGTTTCTTATTATTGTATAAGTAACAGTAGCAAGACCACCTACTGAAGCCCCTTGTTTATTCTTTGTGTCAAAGATGAATTCTACATAGTTTCCTGTAGAACCTAATTGAACGGCTTTATATGAGCCTGATATTAGATTTATTTCTGCCTCATAATTAAATGGAGCATCAAAAGTTCCTAGCACCAACTCATTCTTGGTTGGGTCCTCTAGATATAAATCTCTATTTTCAATATCAGCAAATACAAGATACCTATTATTGGTTGTATCATAATAGAACACTCCCATTTTACCGTCAAGAGTCTTTTTTATAAACTCTTGAACCCTAGACCCACTGACAGGTAGATTTTCTGTACTGTCATCACCACCCCAGTCGGAGTGCTTATTTATTTCTTTATCATAAACTTTATTCGCCATAATATTTATTTAGTATTTCTCCACCCTTCAGTATTTATCCAGCCCTTTTCATTTTTCCAGAAACCACCACCAAAGCATCCTTTAATAGCCTCCCATACTAATTGAGCTCCTTTTCTTATCTCTTGTATAGGACGTTTGCCTTGATATATGGTTTCTATAATTTTAGAATTAATTGCTATCATCGAGTATAAAATAAAAAGTGTTTGAGTTTTTAATAACTAAACTTTCATACTCCTCTGGGGTTAGTACAACGAATTTATCTTCTATGTATTTATGCACACCACCGCTGAATACTGCGTTATTACTGTCTTTAGTAGGCTCTAAGTCAAATGCTACACCGCCTGCCTCTATTACTTTGGCATCTATTTTCTCATTAAGCTCCTGAGCATAGTTCTTATTTTCCTCTATTTTGGTGTCTTGTACTAATTGGTCCCTGTCAATTATTCTTTTCCAAGTGAAGAGGGTGTTTATATTATCAGTGTTGACAACAATGGCCTCTATTATATTTAAAGAGTCCTCAAATATTGAGTCTATAGTGTTATTATAACACAGCACTTTAGACTGAGACACTTCCCCATCAAAATCTATTTCTAATACAAGTACCTCCTTACTTTCTCTGTCAATAGCTACTATATAGATAAAATCCCCTTTCTTGGGAGTATTCTTATTAGTATCTTTTAAATACCAATCTTCTCCTTCTTTTTCCAGTCTACATATGCTTAAGTCAGATACAGTAGCTGCATCTCCAAAAGCTATATATGCAACAGTATCAGCATGAATAGTGTCTTTAAATTCTATATAGCCTGTTTTAGAATTAAAATCAGTAACAATGGAATGGTCTGTAAATAAGTAGAATTGTTGAGGTACATCCTCTAATACCCACTCATTAAGTTCTGTAGAGTATATATAACTTCTCTTTATATCAGTAACATAGCAATGTGTACCATTGTTTATTTTTCCATTTTTTAAGGATTCTAATTCTTTATATGTACCTACTATTCTATAGTTATTAGTCTTTTCAAACAGATAATCAAGAGCCTCTTTCAGATTTTTTATATTAGGTAGAGCCTCAATTGTAATACTAATATCTTCTGGATGTACTACATTAAGTGGTTTCCACTCTCCTGCATCAAAGTATTTAAGTACTCCCTTACTATACCATAGTATATTAATATCTTCGGGCTCTTTATTAGTCTGTACTATTGCTCTAAATCTTCTCATTTCTTATAGTACTTACTTGTTCATTTAAATCTACTAAGTTAGAACCCTCCTATAATCTAATTGGAGGGCTCTCCTTCGCTTATTTTATCTTTAACAGTTTTTTTACATTCTTCACAATAGGCATTATATTTTTGATACTCTTCCTGTTTTGAGTCCCTCTGTCTTAAAAGACTTAGTTCTTCACTTAGAGAGTACTTAGCTCTAATTAATTCATTAACCTGGTTCCCATACTCTGTATCATTGATAATATTAGGTATGGTCTCCACCTCCTCACACTGCTCTACCGACAGACCAATAGCAAGTCCCCGTTTGAAATAAACGTCTGTGTTCTTGATATGCACGTACTTCTCTTCCGTGCTGAAAATCTCGTTGTTCTGTTTCGTAACCATGATTCTTGTTTTTTATGCTGATACTAATATTACAATTCCCCCTTTTGCCTCCAACGCAGCCACTATGTCCGCATCGTCTTTCAGACGGGCATAGGCGGTGGGATGGAGTGTGATTGCTATGCTGCCCGCTGCCGCTCCGCTCGGTGGGTTGGCGTTAGTTATCATATACAGCACTGATTCCTTGCTGAGGTTGGGCGATACGGCAAAAGTGTGTGACTTGTTTATACCTTTCATCCGAATTTCTTCAAGTAATGGGCAGTTTTGAAACGGTTGCCCATAATTGAAATTGAAGTCGGTTGGAATTGGGCTATTGTACTGCCAAACTCCTATTACTTTTCTCAACTTCGGCATACTTTGGTGCGCTTCAGCGACTGTCCTATTGACGTAGCAAACCTGAGTATAATCATCCGTAGATGCGGCACATATTCGTAGCACTTCCACTTTCGACCCCGAAATTCCATTGTCGAGTTGTTGAAAAATGTCTGCCCTTGTAATGCAAGGAAGATTTGTCCGCTCGCCATTGTTCAATGTCAGCCATCCCGACGCTGCTCCATTAGTACCAATATCTATCAGCCATCTATTGTATATCGCCCTCATTTCCTCCTCGGTTATGTCCGTCAGCCCGTTCAGTTCATAGAAACCTGTCCGCTCGTTGTACACCGCACCCGCAGAGATGTATAGGTCACGGAGTGTGCCTACTTTGGAAGTAGCTTCAATATTTGCTAACGTAGATTTATCTATTAATCTATAATTAACTAAATCTACAGTCACAGATATAATTGCAGTATTATTATCTACATATATAAATTTATGATAAGCCTTATTATCAGTTTTTATAATGTCCACACTAATAATAGTAGAATCTGGGTCAGTCTCCCAGGCAGCTTCCGGGCTATCTCTGTGAGTAGCCCCTTTTATAAGATAACCAACATGTGGAGTATTTACCACACCTGCACTACCACTTATTGCAGGTATGAAGGCCTCCTTAACCTCTGCTTCAGTAGACTCTGTTGTAAGATTTCTTATATTATTAGGATATACTACGTTAAGTTCTCGAAGCTGTGAGACATTTGATTCAATTGTCTTTGTTGTAGCAGTAAGACCCTCAACCAAAGCTTTTGCTTCGTTAGCAGTAACTTGTACCTGTCTAAGATTAGATCTATTACCTTGTGCTATTTCGTTTGCCTGCCTAGCCAGTGCTGTAACACCACTAATGTTATTTTCATTAACTTTAGCTAATGCTTCAGCACCTTTAGCTATTCCATCAATTTCATCTGTTCTTCTAGTAAGGACCGTTATATTGTTTCTATTTACTTCAATATATTTATCAACACCAATAAATCTACTATATATAGCTCTGTTTTCTACTGGGTTTGTTGAACCTGCCTTTAAAATAGAATCTATAGTAAGTTTAGACTTAGGGTCATCTACTGGTCTCCAACTTCCATTTTTATAAATCTTAAGGACACCTCCATCTACCCACAATGCTTTAGTACTTGGAGGGGGAGTGGAAGATTCATAAATACCTGAATATTTTATCATTGTTGTTTATTTTTATGTTTTAAACTTTGTCTCTTAATACTCATTTCCTCTTCCCTCTTAATCTTCTCCTCTGCCAATTTATCTCTTTCTAATTTCATTTTAGCATCAAATTGTCTCATATTTTCCATAAGCTTAGCCTTTGCTTCTTCAGAGAACTCAGGTTCCTGAATACCATCATCAGTCTTAGATGACTGAGCAGATATTGTAGCAACAATAATTTTAGTCTCATTATCCCTCTGATTCATCTGGTCCTTAAGCTGCATGTCAGCTTCCTTGGCTTGGGCTTCAGCCTGCATTTGCTGTTGCTGTAGTTGCATCTGCTGTTGTTGAGATTCCTGCTGTCTCTGCATTAGGTCTTGCTCATTCTTCTCAACCATTCTCTGTTTCTCTGCAAGAGAAGAACTATTGTAAAGTTTCATTATAGCGGAGAAGGTAAGGGTCTGATTCTGCAATGCTGCCTGAGCAAGCATATCTAGCTTCTGCTTGAGTTCCTGTGTTCCATTACTGTTATCAACTACAAGACCATAATCATTCTCAGAGAACTCATCTCCATCAATAATCATGACTTTGCTGGAGTTGTCAGAAAGTATATACTGAAACTTCTTGCTTCTACCCTTAAGAGCTATCTTTGCTGTCTCAAGGAATGCCTCAAGAGACCTCCTCTTGACATCATCATGAGTTAAAAACAGCCACTCTGTTATATAGGAGGATTGCAGTGTAGCTCTCTCAACACCTCCAACAGTTTCTCTGTTACTTACCTGACCCTCTCTTTGCTTTGAGATACCTGACACATCAGACATTTCCATCTTGATGAACTCAAGAAGATTGGTGTATTGCTGTATGGTATTGCCAAGTTCAGCATTGACAACTCCTGAACTTGCACTATTGAGGGCACCTACAATCTTACCTGTAGCTGCACCAAAGTTGCCTTCCTTGAAGGAGTCTGTAACCACAATACCATTAGTTTTGGCAAAGTACATCCACTTATCTATCTCCCATCCTTTAGGAACCTTGGCAAGGTCAAGATTAATAAGCATACCCCAGTTCCTTGAAATAAGCTTATTGAGCCTGTCATGGATTGTGTCATAGAGATAGTTATAAGGTTTCATCATGTCAACAAGAGAAAAAGGCTTGTCATCATTGAGATTATAGATTGAACCTATAATACCGAAGTGACACCTTGAAGGGTTGGATAGTCTATTATACTGGACAACTCTTGGTCTCATATTGACATAAATATCATTTCCTATCTTAGTTCCTTCCCATGCCTCATTGATGTAAAGTATCTTTTCCTCTTCACCTTTATCCTTATCTATGACATAGGTCTCAGGATAGAGGTTGAATATTTCCTCACCTGTTTGTGGGTCATAAGACTTTACTTTCTTAATTCTTCTTCTTGACTTCCAGTATACCCTCAGTACCCTGATGTTTCCTGCTACATCAAAGGGAAGAAGTGAGGTACCTACACCATCTGTCATCCCTATAGGGTCCCAAAAGAAACCCTCCTGTGAGGTAAATTCCTCTCCTACCATATGCCCATTTACAAAACCCATTCTGTCATCTATGTTATCCATAGAGTCAGTAACCTGGTCTGTGTGGTTAGGCATCTTCTCTATATATTCCATGTCCTTCTTTGTAAGGACATCATAATAGGTATCTATAATTTTTCCAGGACTCCAGTAATCCTCAAGTACAATCATATCAGCATCTTCAATTTTGTTGCTGTAACCTGACTTGAAGACTCTCACCTTAAGAGGATTAAGCTTCTCTATAATTGGCTCTCCACCTACAATATCACATTGGTAAATCTCCTCACCTACTGCCATTGCATCGATAAAACCCCGATTAAAGAGAATAGGGAAATTAAGCTCTTTGGAGTAGTGATTAAGGAGGGCATTAGCCCGAACCTCTCTCATATCCTGCCACTCAAATGTAAAGAAGTCATTAAGTTTCTCCAGCTCTGCATTGAACTCTTCCTCTGTCTGAGTCTCTTCAGACAGCAGTTGCTGAACTCTTGTAAGAAGTTCCTGCTTCTTGTTGTTCTCAATCTCAGAGATAGCATTAGGATTAGTTACAACTACCTTGTAGTCAAATACTCTCTTGAGCTCTTCTCCTCCAAGAACATTCAGCTTACTATTCATTATAGGGTAATGTTGAATCCTTTCAGGTACGTAACCTGCCTTTATATTATCAGGATTCAATATCATTGCAAGGTCGCTCATGTGTAATTTACCATTAAGCAAATCGTAGTTAATTTTCTTATGTATCACACTCTTCCTTACCAAAGAATAGTTGAAAAATGTCTTAGAGTCAGCCCAGTCTAGGTGTTTCTTTCTCCAGGCTTTATTCTTCCTGGAGAAAGGTAGTTGTTGTGGGGGTAAATTTGTGAAATCACTCATATATTCTTCAACTTAAATGTGATACAAAGATACATAAAACATTTAACTTGTGCAAGTCCATAAGTAAAATATTAAGTCTTGATACTCTATTTTGCTAAATTTACTGTATATTACCTTGTGTATAGTTCCTTTGGAAGAAGGAGTCATTGCCTAAGTATGAACTGCTGGCTTCTTCTTGTGACTTAGCATTAAGATTGTCTCTATAAAGAATAATCTTTTCCTGTCTATATAGCATAACCATACCTAATGCTCTGATTCTATCCACATTAAGTTCGGGAGTATAAGAGATTAACTCCTCGAGAAGTGCCCTATTCCTTAAAGAATAGAGCCTTGGTATGTTGGTCTCCTTCTCTTCTCCACCCTCCTTTATTATAGTTGGAACTGGCTGAAGTAACCAGTCTCTTATAAGATTATTGGCATAGTTGTTGATTGCTGCACTTGCATTGATACCCTTTGCATTTGAACCAAAAGCAGAGTACTTAATCATCTGTTTATCTCTAAGATATTCAGGAGTATCTGCTAATAAATGTGTACATTGCATCCTACTAAAATAGGCATAAATACCCTTTTTATTTGATTCATACATACACTTTGCATTATAGAACAGACAAAGAAGTCTCACTATCTCATAGTTATCTTCTGCAAATGCCTGTCTGCCAGTGTATTCTGCCACTATTCTGTCAGTGAACAGGTCAAGTACAAAGGTTGAAGAGAGTGAGGAGGACTCAGCCTGGTCATTATCAACAGGGTCATGACCCATGATATACCTTAAATTAAAGTCCTCTCCATTAGCTTGTTTCTCTGGCATCTCGAATATCTCAAGAGCACCTACTGTAGAGTTGTCAACTCCATACTTTCTAATAGGTATATCATTACTTATCCTGAATTCAACCTTATTACCACTTGTCAAAGTAAGGTTTCCAATGTAGACATCATCAAAAGCATGAGGGTCAGAATCAAGTTGTGCAAGCCTTTCAGTAAGAGCTACTGTAGGAAAGTATGCAGCTTTTACTTTTATAATAGCCTCTGCTGGAGTAATAGGGTCTTCTGCAATAACTCTTAATACTGACTTAGGGTCAGCAGAATACTTTGCCTTATGTCTTGCAAGAAGAATCTCTATGAGAGCCTTTGTCACATCAGATACACCATCTCTATTGTAACAACCTGCCCTGTTCACATAGGAGGGAAAGAAGAATCCAAATGTAGGCTTTCCTTGCTTTGGTCTGTCATAGACATTCTCAATGGCGAGAATATTATAACCATCTGGATTATAGAGAAGAGTTTTTGCTGAACTGAAATCAGATTCATCTTCAGCGGCGGTACCTACAAGATACATAGTTGCAAAGGTATAGTCACCATCCTCTACAGATTTTCTTGTAATATCATACAAAGACAGAAGTCCCTTGAAAGAACCCATCTCCTCGAATAGAATCCAACCTCTCTTACCTCTTAACTTCTCTGAGTCATCCTTTGCAGATACAGCCAGTACTTGATTCAATGAACCACTTTCAATACCAAACTCATCCTTGTAGCCCATCTGCCATGCCATCTCATTAGGAGAGTTCTTAAGCATAAGTCTAGGGAAAGGAGTATTCTTGAAAGAGAAGTTGATTCCTGGTTTGAACTTTGAAAGTGTACCATCCTTAGAATCACTAAGATACTCCTTCTGATAAGCAGTAAGTACAGTGATAACTCTTCTCTTTACTTCAGATGATTCACCAAGTATCAAGTTATGGGACATAATGCTTGCAAGGCTATAAGATTTTGCACAACCTCTCTTTGCAAGTTCTATAGCATGTTTACCAGCCTCTCTTGCCTGATGAAGATAGTGGAACCTCCAATAAATACCCTCAAAGAAGAATGGGAAGGACTCAACTCTGACAGCTTTCCTTGTGCCAGGAATTACCTTGTTGACCATCATAGGACAATAATTAAGAAACCAATACAGAAAACCTGTAACCCACTCCCCATCACTTTCCCTTATGTAACCTTCCCTGCATCTTCTTACCTCCTCATCCCAGTGCTTTCTATACTCACTATTAGGATTGGAGTTAGGCTTAAGGAATGTATAGCAACCATGCTTCATAAAGTGAAGTGCTGGCTGTCTGAAATAGTCCATATTCTCAAGTATATGTGGGTTGGCAAGGTCTACTATAATTTTTCCCTGTTCATCCCTTGGTCTATCCTTGGCATATTTCCTTGCAGGAGATATAAGCCTCTTTATCAAAGGTACACTATTCATAGTTTCCAGTAATTCCTCCTTGACCTCCTCAGGTAAAGACCCAAGGAGTTCATCAGTCAAGGGGGTCTGGTACTCATTCATTACAACAGCTGGGGTATTCTCCATAGATTACATCTTCAAGAATTGTTCTATCTTTATTATTCAAGGACTTAGTATCGAAGAGTGCCTTAAATAAGTCTGTAAGGAAGCCCATCTCAAAGTCCTTTATGACAAGTTCTTCATAGTCAGTAGGAATCTTAACTGTGAGTTTCTTAGTAAAAAATCTGTACTTGTTGCTTCCCTGTACTACCCACAGAGTATATTCAAGTACCTTATATGTCTTGAATGTAGGGGCAGGAGTTATAGATTTATGAAGCACAAAGTGTTCTATAGCCTTTGCACACTTCTCATCATTATATCTTCTGCTCTCCACATACTTATTTAATGATTCAATTACGTCTTCAAGTATCATATTACAAGTCTTCATACATTGCCTTTTCCTGTGTACCTCTTACCTTGTTGCTTTGTGCAATCTCCTTGGCAATAGCTGCCTCAGCCTCATTAAGGTCTTTTACAAGAGAAGGAATCTGCTTAATAGTAGCTGTGATGGTATTGAGGGTATATATAGGCTTACCCTTGTCATCAACTGCACCAAGGTCAATCTCTCTTAATAGAGTCCTAAGTTTATCTACTGCTACTCTTGTATCCTCAAGAAGTAGTGCAGATGCAGGCTTGAAGGTTTTATAAAACTCCATTGCCTCAAGTACAAGATTATCAGGTTCCCAGTCACTAGGGAGACCTTCTCCTTCCTTAATGGAAGTCTTTCTGCTTTCCTCATCTATAATGTACTGGTAGTCACTTCTTGGGTCAGCCATAAAGTAGATGAAGCCTAACTCTGATATAGCTCTGTTCTTGCTGGTACTCTTATCTCTAGTCCATATCTTCTTGAAAGGAGCAAGTACTAGTGCTTCCTCAGAAATAGTTATTTTATATCCTTCGTATCTGAATAGTTTCATATCTAAATAGTTCCGATAAAAAAATAGCCTGTATGAAACTTAATCCATACAGGCTTATATTATTAAACAATGATTGAAGGAGGTTGTACAAGACTGGATTGCTTGGGTCCCTCAACTTCCTCATATTCCTCTATGATAAATTGAATGTCCCTATCCTGAAGAAGCATATAGTTCTTACCATCCATCTCTACAATGTCAAACCTGTATTCAAGGATTGGGTTGCCCCCCTCAATGTCAGTCTTTATTGAATTGTCCTTATGTTTTCTTACTGCAAATCTTGTTGCATCTATACATACCAAGTCACCTACCTTGATGCCTCTGACTGAATCTCCTACTGCAACTACCTTCTGGTATTCCTTTACAGTACCTTTCTGCTTTGTTGAATCAATCAAACCTCCTTTGGTAACACCATCCACCTCATAGAGGTCCATGGTAGTTATAAGGGCGGTGAACATTGGCTTTATTTTCTTTACTTTAATCACGTTTTCTCCCTTAAATTTTTTATGTATCTGTATCTTTCCTTTACCCTTTTAACTCTATCATAAGTACATGATAGCTTGCCAAGAGAAGGTATATTGAAATTTGTTCTTAGTTTCTGGAACTCCTCTTCTGATATATCATCTTTGAGAGGAAATGCCTGAATAGTGTTTCTTATTGACCTCCAATAAGATTTATACACTTTATCCACCACTCTAAATGGCAAGTTCAGTTCTTTAGATACTTGAGTTACAAGGCTGTTATAATCCATCAGCTGAGTTCAAAGTTAAGAAGTAATCTGAAAGAACCCTGTTCCTCTGTAAGATTAGGTATGAATCTTGGATTGATTCTGCCATCAAGGATTACCTTGTTCTTTCTGAGTTTTCCCATTATTACTTGAAAGTGAGGGAGAGAGATATTACATTCCTCTCTCACCACTTTCTTTGTGTCTTCACTCATCACAACCTTATCGAGGATAACTTCATCCTGTATGACTTTGCTAAGCTCATATCTCCTCTTGAGTAATGAGGAGGCTACTTGCATCTCTCTGTCAGTGAGGTTATGAAAAGGTCTAAGGAACTCAAACCAAAACCTAAAGAAACTTGTGCTTATTGAAGTGGGGATTCTAATCACATTGTTCATCTTCCCCATCATATCCTTTACTCTTTTTTTGTCTCTTCTTCTACAGATGCAGGAGGAGTCATGAGCTCCTCAATCTCCTTTACACATTTTTCGACAAAGCCAGGACTGAACATAGTAGCAGAAAGGGTAGGAGCTACTTCAACTACTTTAAAGCAATAGTCAAGCCTCTTGAACATGTTGAACATATTAGCTTCTTGAAGCCTAGCACTCAACTGCTGTACCTGAGTGCTTAGATTGCCTGCAATCTGTTCAAGCTGTTCATAAGTAAATCTTGTTGGCTGTTCAGCCACGTCCTTTTTCTCTTCCATTTTATCCTCTTCCATTTTATTTTATATTGTAGTTTTTATCTAAAAATCTAAATCCATGTCTCTCAATATAGAGCTTCTCCCACCCTTCTATGCTTGTTGAATAGATGTCAGCTGAGCCACAATCATCACAGTAAAGTAGGTCAGGAAGACCTGCATCCCTTATTTTGAGGGACAGACAATGCTTACAGTAGAAGACTGGTTCTTCATTATAGTCATTGTGCGATTCTGTCTTTACTTCTGAGTTGCCCATATATTACCTTTCTAAGTTCATTAAAGGGCCTTGTATTCTTTTTTGAAGTCCTATTGTTGAAAGGTCTCTTTGGGTAGATAAACCCATAGTCTGAGATATGACCTCTTCTCCAAGCCCTCTTGACTGATTTGAACTTTGATACTGCCTCGAATCTAAGCAGCATAAGTTCTTTTATTTTCTCTTCCTTATTCTCTCCCATATTGTTCAATAGTAGTAAACCATTATATAACCTTCTTTCGAGGGAAGAATTGAGACAACATCCTCCCTAGGTATCTTGCAGTCATTGACAAGGTCAACTAACTCTCTGATAGTCTGTGCTTCAGCAGCAGTCATTATCTTGCCATTATTAACCATAACTTCTCCCATATATTTTTAAATTTAGTTGCGGGAGGGAGATTCGAACTCCCGACCTTCAGCTTATGAGGCTGACTAGCTACCGCTGCTAACATCCCACAGAATAGAGCAGATAATGAGAATCGAACTCACATCTCTAGTTTGGAAGACTAGAGCACTAACCATTGTGCTATATCTGCATTTAGTTGAGCTTCCTAGAGGACTCGAACCCCTGACATACTGAGTACAAAACAGTAGTTCTACCAACTGAACTAAGGAAGCATCTCTTAGTTTGATAATGCAAAGTTAAGTAAAATATTTAAAACTACCAAATAATTTAATGATTATTTTTAAGATGAATGCAAAATAAAAGTGAAGAGAAGATAACTAATATTACCTCTTTATAGTACCCCATGTAGGACTCGAACCTACACACCCTAAGATATGAGTTCCTAAGACTCACGTGTCTACCATTCCACCAATGGGGCATAAAGCTCACTTAAAGTGAGCTGTATTCTTTCCTGGCATCAAAACTAGGACATGCTTTGTTTGCAAATTCCCTATGCCCATGTATTGTGGCATTGGGGTACTTGACCCTTAATTCTTTAAGCAGCTTTACTAGAGCAGCTTTCTGAGCAGCAGTCCTTGTGTCTTTGGGAGTCTTGCCATCAGAAGCACATCCTCCAATGTAACACACTCCTATAGAGTGTGAGTTATGACCTGTACAATGGGCACCAATCTTTGATTCATCTCTACCCTTATTTATGGAACCATCTCTATATATTACATAATGGTAACCTATGTCAGAGAATCCTCTTGCCAAGTGCCACTTCTTTATATCAGCCACTGTAAAGTCTTTACCTTCAGCAGTAGCACTACAATGTACAATAATCTCATTGATATACCTGCTATTAGTAACTCCCAGTTTATCCCATGTACTAGGACCAACTACTCCATCAGCAGTAAGACCATTCTTCTTCTGGAAATCCTTAACTACCTCTTCAGTTATAGGACCAAAGATGCCATCAGCTATAAGATTTAACTTACTCTGTAGAGTCTTTACTTCATTACCTCTACTACCTAATTTTAATGTAGTCATATCATAAAATTTAGTGGAAACTCAAGGAATCGAACCTCAGCCTCAAGAGCTTCAATCTTACGTGACAAACCAACTACACCAAGTTTCCATATTTTAATAGTGGGAGCAAGAGGACTCGAACCTATGAACTCTAATGAGGGCTGATTTACAGTCAGCTGCAATTGCCACTATGCGATGCTCCCATATCATTTAATCTAATAAGGTAAAAGAAGAGGAACTATCCTTAAGGAGCAGGAATGAATACATCTCCTGTACACCTTATGGAATAGTTCTTAGCAGCCACTCTGAAATAAGCTTTAGCTGCTTTCTTAATAAAACTAAGTACTCTCATAACACTTTATTAATTTGGAGTTAAAAATGTTATGTCTTCCTACTAGGACTCGAACCTAGAACCTTCTGATTAAAAGCCAGAAGCTCTACCATTGAGCTATAGGAAGTGGCGCGGTGTTTTTATAGAGGTTGTCTCCTTGTAGTCATATCTAAGTTAGACTACTTCACCCTAGGAAAGGATTTACACCGCCTCCTCTATTAGAGTCTCCTATTGGACTTGAACCAATGATGAGGGTTTTGCAGACCCTTGCCTTACCAACTTGGCTAAGGAGACATAAAGCCTGCTATTAAGCAGGCTGTGCCTTACAAAGAACTTGTAAGGGGGTTAATTAGACATAGCAGTTTGAAACCACCCCAGGGACTACCATGCCACTCATGAGCAGGGGGTGTTGTGGGGACTCGAACCCTCTTCTTCTCATCCACAGTGAGACACTTTACCTATAAGCTAACAACACAGTTGGGATAGTAGGACTTGAACCTACGGTCCTCTGAATATCAGTCAGATGCTTTGACCATCTAAGCTATATCCCAGTATGGCAAAGGTGGCAGGACTTGAACCTACAACCTGTAGTTTTGGAGACTACTGCTCTACCATTGAGCTACACCAATGTATGCTACCTTTAACCATTCCCTGTAGCTAGGATGAATAATACGACATTCAAAAGGACTAAACTTACATTATATTTCACAAAGCCTTTAAGTTACGTTGAGTCTTACACTAGTACTATTCTCTTTATTATGCTGGGATAGAGAGAATCGAACTCTCACCAAGAGATTAACAGTCTCACGCTCGACCTTCGAGCTATATCCCAAAATGGGCAGTTTCTTTAGCCTCTAACTGCCGAAAAGAGAGACTAACAACGGTCATACATTTTATGAAAACACGAAAAGACAAAGTGGACTAACTGGGACTTGAACCCAGGACTCCTGCTTGCAAGGCAGGTGTTATAGCCAGCTTAACTAAAAGCCCATTTAGTATAGTAGAAAGGACTCGAACCTCCAACATCTAGGTCCCAAACCTAGGACTCTGCCAATTGAGCTACTACTATATGTAAATTTACTCTCCAAGTTTCTTATATAGACCACAGCAACAGTGGTCTAGTACTCTGTAATTAGAACATGGACAGTGCTTGTCCTCAGAATCATTCTGACAGGGACATAGTCCATTGTTCTGTTCAACTCTCTTAAGTATTGAGTTGACTACTTTATCATTAGGGTTGAGTACCCACCCTTCTTTTCTTAGAATTGTTATCATAGAGGAAGCCTGAGGACTCGAACCCCACCCACTTTCGCATGAGCATTCAGTTTTCAAGACTGCTTCTATCCCTGATAGATTAAACTTCCAGTCGGCTCCTCTGAGCCTTTGTCACATAACCAGCAGCCCATGGGGGAATTGAACCCCTTCCCTCACATTGACAGTGTGATATGCAAAACCATTACACTTCATGAGCTATATATGTAATGCCTATGGGACTTGAACCCATAATCTTCACCTTGAAAGAGTGACGAGTTGACCAATTACTCTAAGGCATCATGCACCCTACTTGCACCTTCTCAGGCTGGGCAGGTTAATGAATTCTTCGTTATCTTTGCATCAAAAATTTAGTCTATTACAAACAACTTTGTACTCCCTAAAGGAATCGAACCTTTATTCATAGTTTAGAAGACTATTGCATTATCCTTTATACTAAGGGAGCATTTGTTGCCACTAGAGGGGTTGAACCTCTAAACTCAGTGCCAAAAACTGATGTGTTACCATTACACCAAGTGGCAGTGATATATGAATTATGGTGCAAAGGTAAGTAAAATTTTTGACATATGCAAATCTTTACTGAATTATTTTTCCTTAATATCTTTAGCTTGTTCTATATTAAGCACTTTTTGGTCCAGTAAGTGTTTAGTACATCTTGCCAACCATTCTACAAGTGGTTCGTCATCTGTACTTGATAGGTACTGACCCTCTGTCAATATTGCATGAAACAGTTCATGTAATAGACATATTTCCAATTCCTGTCTTGGTATAGGATGTCCTTTCCCATCCAATACTCTAATCTTTATTGTTCTACTAGTGAAATTAGTCTCTCCCATAGTAGTTCTATCAGGGTTTTCTGACTTAATGTCATTGACATAAAGTATCCTATAGGAAGAATTGAATATCTTAATTGTTCTGTTTTTATACTTCATAGTTATCTTGATTCCTAGCTAACATAACAACCTGTTTAAGTAAGAATATAAAGAGACCTAGAGCAATTCACCAATTAAGCTCTCCGGTATAGTATTAAGATAGCATTGAAGGCGTTTATATATTATTAGTTCTTCTCTTAGTTATCTCGAGCTCCAATTACCTCTGCCCTACTTATGGTATCCTTTACTTTCCCATGTTGGCTTGGAGACTTCTCAACTATCTTAACCTCTTCAACTCTAATAGGTTGGTTATATCTGCTAGTACTTGTTATGTCCTAGTGGGAGCAAAGGTAATAAAAATATTTGATATATGCAAGAGGCTAAGGAAAAATTTTAATTTTTTTAAAAATTTTGTATATTGGTATGAGGTGAGGATAGGAAGCCAATACCTCCCCCTGGGCGTGGCCCATGGGGGGTGTTACCCCCTGTGGTGACTAAGTCACATATTGTTAAACTCAAAACCCGAGAAACTATGACATTCAAACAATGGTTTTCAGAAGTAGCGAAGGAAACAGGTAAACCTGACCTTCGCAAGTCAGCTTCCTGCTATGAAAATAGCGAGGAACACATCCAGTATGCCAGACTGAGCAATTCCGTCGAAGGCTTTAACTTCGTAACTCTCAGCAAGAACATCGTTGAAGCAACGAAGAAAGACAAATCCGCCTTAGCAAAGGCAGAAGTTGTCTATGACCCTGACTATGGTTGGAAGGCACAAATGCCTGACACAACCGAGAAGTCAGACCTTGACTTCGAGTGGTAAACCACTCTCATACGAGGCTCAATACCCGAAAGGGTGTTGGGCTTTTGTTTTTAAGGTTTCTATGTGGGAACCGAAATTAATAACTGTCTTCATTGATACAAATAAATAAAAAATTATGGACAAATTTGCAAAAGAAATCTTTAGAGTAGCTAAAGAAGACAAAGAACTGTTGGAATTTTACACTCTAACAAAAGACTCTGAACCTTACAAAATAGTAAGTGCATACATTCTACACTATTTTCCCTTATACGTAAGTAAAGAGATTTGTAAGCATTTAGTCTATGTCCTTGTAAATCAAGAAGATAGAAAGTAGATATAGTTGGGAGATGTGGTTTAAAACCACACTTTCAATATTTCACGATTTTATCCTCCAATATTTATCACAACATCATAAATATATAACTGTTTTTACTGACACTAAAAATAAACACCAAGATTAATCTAAAATATAAATAAAAAATAATGAATAACGAATTTTTTGATGGGATTCTTTACCAAGTAGAGTACCGTCCAGAATTGTCTAACAATGATTATACTCAACACAAAGTATATTACATAAAAACAGATGATGATAATTGGGGTCATGCAAGAAAAGCTATTGTTTCCATCATAGAAGACCTTCAAAATTATGAGCAAGGTTACCTTTGGAGTGATGGTTTATATCATACCAAGAACAAATTAGAGCCTTCTATGATTAATGGCTTACATCCGTATTATACATTTTCTTATGATGAAAATATAGATGCGTATGTATTTACTCTTATAATTCCTTATGATGATTAATCTTCAAACTGGATAATTATGAATAAGAAATACAGAGTTTATGACACTACAGGTGCATGGCTTAAAACATTTGACTCATGGAAAGCTGCTTATTCCTTCTGTCTTATAATGGGCAGAAGAGATTGGAGAATAGAATAATATCACCCGATTCGTCTAATGGGAGGACGCAGTTTTAACTGAAATATAGGTTCAATTCCTATATCGGGAACAATAAAACTTAAAACAATGACAACATCAAAATTTATTAAAATGGAAAAAAGAAACATAACAATTACTATTGAAAAAGCAAGAGAATGGTATAATAGTGGCAATGAAGCACTCAAAGAAGCCGCACTTCAGGCTTTTGAAGAGATAGACTTTGAAATCATCGAAAATTATATACAAAAATAGACATAAAGTTAACAACCAACGATGTTAAACCAAATAGCTGTTGTTGAAAGACTTTCCCAGTTCAACAATATGAGCTTCACAAAGAAGCAATGGGAAATAGTCCTAAAAGGATGTGGCTGTCCTAAATCAGCTCATTTCTGGACTGCATTCAAGCAAAATAGCCTTATTAAGCATAAAAGAATATACACTCTTATTGATATGGATATTCACAGTTATGCTATTATTCTTGACCAATATTTGACCATAAACAGAGAATGTGTCAAAAAGTCTTATAATAAGACCAAGGCAAGAAAGCAGGTACAACAAAGAGAACAATCATTAAAAGGCACAACCTTTTATATAATCGGGGGTGTCCTAACGACAGAAAGACCCGAAAGAGGCTTATAGTTTTTAAAGGTAAGAAATATAAATAAGCATTTAATTTTAGTTTAGACACTTCACATAGTCTGTGAAGATAATGTGAAGTTTTTATCTGCCCTCATAGTTCAAGGGATAGAACAAGAGTTTCCTAAACTCTAGATGATGGTTCGAGTCCATCTGAGGGTACAAACAATTTAAAACTTAAAACAATTAACAATGAAAACTAGATTTAAATTAACATTGAAGACCGTCTTGTTTTGGTACACAGCAATGACTCTTGTACTAACAATAGCTAGTATAGACAGCATTGTAGAGGATGGCTTCGGTCATCTTGTTGCTATACTTATTGTTAACATAGGACTGATAATCCTATGTAAACTGAACATAAAGCAAGATGATATTCCTATTATTACAGGAACAAAATGGATAGTTAACAAGCTATCCAAATAATAAGTCTTTAGGGCCTATAGCTCAAGTGGTTAGAGCAGCACACTCATAATGTGAAGGTTTAGAGTTCAAATCTCTATAGGCCCACTTAATCAATAATAAATATTATGAACGAACAAATAGTATATGGCAGTCATAACACAATGACATATCTACCAATTAAAAACTGGTGGATGTTTCCAGGACTTCTTATTGCAAGGTGTCAAAACCATAATATTGGAGAACAGTTTTTATACGGAGCTAGAGTATTTGATTTAAGACCATATTTTAACGATAAAACAAAAAGGTGGGAGTTTGCACATGGTCTTATAAAGTTTAAATCAAAATCTATTGAGTGTCTTCCAGAAGTTGTAAAAGAGATAAGTGAATATACAAACTTTACCAAAGATGATGTGTATGTAAGAATTATACTCGAAAAATGGAACTCTGAATCAGAATGTAGACAATTCGCTAAAATGTGTAAAACTTTTGAAATAAGTTATCCAGAACTCAAATTCATTGGTGGCAACCGTAAAGGCGATTGGAAAAAACTTTATACATTCAAGACAGATATTCCAGATAGCCTAAATAATCAATGGGTAAGTTCTATGGCAGAAGATGCTCGTTGGTATGAGAAAGTGTTCCCATTCTTGTATGCTCTTAGGATGAATAAGAAGAACAGACTTAGAATGAAAGAGAAACTTAACTTATTTGATTTTGTATAAATAGAATAAAATATGGAAAAGAAATACGAGTTTTCAGGGGAAACTCTGGAAGTAGAAGACTACATCTTACATCGCATAAAAGCTATTCGTAGTTTCAGTGACGTCAAAAAGGGGGATTTAGGTGGTTGGATAGAAAAAGAATCTAATTTATCACATTATGGAAACTGTTGGATTTACAATAATGCAAAAGTCTTTAATAACGCAAATGTTTATGGTGATGCAGTAATCTATGCAGATGTCGAAGATAATGCAACAATTACAGGAGATGCCAGAGAAAACATTCTGAAAAAGTTGCCAACCTTGAAGATGCTGCAAGACTTGCCCTTCTTGGAAATGTCACAAGACTTGTGACCGACATCAACCCCAAACATATCAAGGCACTAATTGCTTTAAATGAACTGTTTACCATTGCCGAAGCATGGAATAAAGAGGATGGGTTTGTCCCCGATTTCTCTGATAAAAAACAAGACAAATGGTTCTCTTTCTTCAAGTACAATAATAGTGTCGCAAGGTTCGTATTTGCAGGTACGAATTGCTCGCCTATATTTGCAACCGCAAATGCACATATTGGTTCTCACCTCTGTTTTAAAACATCCGCACGTGCCGCACAATTTGGTAAACAATTTGAAGACCTTTACAATAAAGTTTTCTTGTAATCAATGGGAGCACAAAGAATGAATTGGTTTGTTAAAAAAGTACTGGATTTTTAATCCAGGATTGTATATTCAGACCCAGCGGGCATACCAAACAGCATTGCTATTCCAATAATGATAAATAATGACGTCTAAAGTTATCTGCGGAATATGTCTACACTGACGGTAGGTGCACAAAAATAGGTGTAGAAGTACTAGAAATAGTGGGTGGAACGGTCTGATTTTGGCCTCTTAGCTTAATGGATAAAGCAACTGCCTTCTAAGCAGTTGAGTCCCAGTTCGAGTCTGGGAGAGGTCACTAAAACATTACAATACTACTATATAGGTACAGACGTATTCTGTAAAAGCAATGAAAGGATATAATAAGTCTTTTTGCGTTTAGTAGTACTATTTGCCTCTATGATGGAATTGGTAGACATGAGGGACTTAAACTCCCTTGGCTATTGTAGCTGTGTGGGTTCAAATCCCGCTGGAGGTACTAATCATTTAAACTAAAAATAATAATGAAATGACAACAAGAAGAAGATGGACTAAAGAGGAAGAAACAATTCTGGTCCAGGCTATTCAAGCTAATCCTCTTAATATCAAGGAAGCCTGTAGACAAGCCTCATCTAAAATCAACAGAACTGTGGGGGCATGTCTATACCACTGGTATTATATACTAACTTCTACTAATAACAATGCAGGTGCAAGCTTTTTAACAGTAGGCCCCAAAGGCATTGTTAAAAATAGAAAAAATAAAGGCATAATAGAGAAAAAGAGGTTTAGTATTTGGCTTAGAATTAAAAAATTCCTAAATATATGAGAAAGTCAACTGAAAAACAACGGTCCGCAGTAAAATACTGCGAACTATGGTTATATATTGAGTTTGATGGAGATATTAATAACTTCAATGATTGTTCACTCTTTTTAAGTATATATCTTGAAGAGGCTAAACAGACTGAGATAGAACTTAAATGCGAGTTTGAAGCATATATTTGGGAATAAAATATAAAACTTGTTTATGGAATACTTTGATTGTACTAGAGAATGTAAGTATTGTGCGTCTAAACTTTGTGAAAAAAGAAGTAACTATATCAAAGGAGAAGCTACTAATACATTACATGATTAACTCTTATAAAATATAAATAATATGGAAACAAAAGAAGTTAAAATACAAATACCAGAAGGTTATGAAATTGATAAAGAAAACTCAACATTTGAGCTTATTAGATTCAAACTTATAAAAAAGTTTATTACATATGAAGATGTATGTAATAAAATATTTAAAAATGGTTCGGTCTGTTTTACAAGTAGTTGTGGAGATGTATATTGTGGTATAATTGAAAACTGTACACGAAATGACAAAAACAATGCTACTACTAAAAAACAACTTGAAAGATTATTAGCACTAAATCAACTTCTTAATATTGCTGAATATTACAATAGATTACATCCTGTAACTTCCATTGTTTATATAATTATGTACAATAAAATAGACAAGACATACTATGTTAGTATGTCATTTATTATGTCGAATTCATGTGGTATAAAAGTCCTTTTTAGTAGAGAAGAAGATGCTCAAGCAGTAATAAATAACCCTAACTTTAGAGAAATCCTTGATATTATTTATAAATTTTGAAGAAATATATGGAAAAAAGAAACGTAACTGTCACTCTTGATAAGGCTAGAGAGTGGTTTAACAGTGGAAATGTATCTCTCAAAGAGACTGCACTTCAGGCCTTCAACAAAGATGAGCTAGTATGCAACTTTAAGAATATTAAAACATTCAAAGGTGCCTGTGAAGCTCTTAATTATGATTATATTGCTGCAATCATTACCGCCAGAAATATAGCTGTATTTAGTAGAGCTTCTGCTGCTATGTTTAAGTTGAACATCATCAGAAAAGCACTTAATTTGGGACAAGGTTTGTCTCTTACAAAAGGCTCTTCTGTTTGGTATCCTAACAATCAATTTATGACTGAAAATAGTCCTTATTGTAGAAATGAGATTGAATCAGGTAAATTAGAGATAATAGGTAAAATCAAAAATGAAGGAGTCATATATAATGTTCTTGGCGGTTCAATTTCCTTTAGTATTTTTGACGGCGTAGGTGATTTTGATTCTAGAGATGGAGGAGGCTGTGCTACTAGTCAAGTTGGACTCTTAGGCTGCGCATCTAGGGGAATTGCGGAACACTTCGGAAGATGCTTCGGTATGCTTATTACTGAAGCTAAATATGGTGACTTAGAAGATTTTGTAATTATCAAAGAATAACTTTATTAAATTTAAAGAATTATGACAATTAATTTCACAAAGGAACACTTTGATAAGATGTGTTCATTGCTCCTTATTATGTTACTTGATAACAATACAGTACATACTAAGCTTGGAACACCTATCAATGTAGTTGAGTTACTTCATGGTACTACAATAAACTCTCTTAATAATATCAGGCTTGCTTTGTCTAACAGGATTAAACAACTTGAAAGTCAAGATGAGTGGGTTGCAAGTAGCTCTACTGCAAAGCAGTTAGACACTGCTAAAGAATATAAAGAACTTGTAAACCTAGTAATAGGTTACAAGAGATACAAAATGGAAGTTGCAGAAAATGCTCAAAAGAAAGCTGAACTTATAGCTAAGCTTAAAGAACTTAGAGAATCTCAGAAAACTCCTGAGGATAAAATTAAGGAACTTGAAGCAGAGCTTTCAGCAATGAGTGAAACTGAAACTTTCTAGTAGTATAAGGAAGACATATATAGTTCAAAGATAAAAAGAATATCCTAACTACGTTACTTACAAAAATAAAATAAAACATTAACAAATGGTACAGGTAAAGTTAAATAAAAGTAACGATAATCCTTTTTATGGATTAAAAAAATTGCCTTAAACTCTTTCAGAGTGTAGGCAACACGATTGATACAGCATTACTTGATGCTTGTTGGTCAGAAGTTCGATGGAATAAGGAGCATAAGCAAATGTTCTTTAGTCTACTTTTCTCAATTGGTGATATTACAGCTAGACAACATAATATCTTTAAAGGTATTAAGAAGGATAGTGGCGGCAATGCCAATAGAGAAGGTTTTCAAGTAGTCCTTGAATGGATGTGGAAGAAACATCAAGCTCAGTTTGTGAAGTTCCTTGAAGCAGGTTTGTTCAATGAATATACTTGCTTTGACTTGCTGTTTAGAAATAGAGTACAGACCAAGGGTTCTAGAGTTATCAGAATACACAATCTGTTTGCTGAAGCAAAGTATAGAGAGGTTATTGCAAGCTATCTTTATAAGGTTATCAATGGTAATAATCCTTTCAATAAAACTCTTGTTGCTAAATTCTTGACACTTCCTAGAGTAAGCAAAAGAAGTGGTCATAGCAAGATGCTTCCTGAAACTAAAAAGGTAATGGAAGATAAGGTCAAGTTACTCATAATGCTCTCAGAACTTATGGGTTGGGAGTATGAAGTAAATGAAGGCTATGCTAACTTCAAGGGCTACAGAAAATGGAGAAAGGATTATAATGGTGACCTTGAATCAGTACTGTTCTCTACAGGTAAAATCAATGAGTTTGACAAACAATCATTCATTGATTGGTTTGACAAACTTCCTTCACAGGCAAGATTTAGAGTTAAGAACAGAATCCTTTACAGTAAAATTAAAGATACTGAAGAAGCTAAATATTCTAAGTTCCAGCCTTGGCTTGCTGAATGGGAGAAATACAAGGAATCTAAACAAGCTGAACAAAGAGTTCTAGAAGAAAAGGTTAGACAGGGACAGGCTACAGAGGAAGATAAAATCAAGTTAAAGAAAGTTGCAAAGCAAGCTAAAGTTACTGTAGGAGCAACTAACTTCAAAGAGTTATATAATGACATCTGTTATGATAATGTAGATAAGCTAAAGCTTGAAACATTCATGACTAAGGTTAATCTTCCTTATAATAGTCTTGTGATTATAGATGATTCAGGCTCTATGCACGGTAGACCCTTCAACTTTGCTACATTCTTAGCTTCTGTATGTCTATGTAAGAATCCAGATGATGATGGTAGAAACTTACTTGGTTTCTTCAATAGTAGAAGTCACTGGCATACTTGTATAGACAGAAAGAATAACTCTGTAAACTCTTTCATCAGAAGTGAAACAGTAAAAACTAAGCAAACTCCTTTTGTTGACCCTAAGAAGAGTTTCTATGAGAACTATCAATCTATCAAGAGTTTCTGTAAGGCAGTATTCCAAGGTGGTTGTACTTACATCAGTAACATACCTGATGATTTGCACAAAGAATGTCAGAATAACCCTCAGATACTTGATGCTCTAAAGAACTATCCTGTATGGACTATCATCAGCGATGGTGAGTGGAACTCATTAAAGTCTCCTGAGGCCTCGATGAATGCCTTTATGATGAAGTGTCAAAGATACTTTGGATTTAAGCCATACATTGTAGCTATTGATGTAGATGGTGGTTGGGGTTTCAATAGTGCTTCTATCGACAGATTTGAAGGTATTGAGAATATGATTTATATCCCTGCTAATGTAGCGCAGATTGAACAGTTCTTAACTAACTTCAAAGATATGGATATTATGGATGTCTATACTCCTTTACAATCATTATTTAGGAGTAATAGATACGACATAGTGAGAGAAAACGTGCTTTAATAGTTCAAAAGCCAATGATACTTACAACATTTTTATAGCTCATTTAAAAGTTAATATCAATGCTATTAAGTATCAATAAAGGTATAGGAGGAGTGATACCTCCTATACTTACTAAGGCCTATCATGAATTCTTATTAGTGCACATAATAAGAGTTCCAAAAGCTGTGCAATCTCATACTGACCTAGGTAGGTATGAGATGAAGAGGTCAGTAAAAAGTGGGTTCGAATCCCTATGATAGGCGCAATAAGTCACTTACAATACTAATAACATTAGCTCATTTGGTTAGAGCATTGAACTGGTAATTCAAGGGTAGTTAGTTCGATTCTAACATGTACATAAATAGTGACTATGCAAGGGGAAGTAGCTAAAACGGATATAGTATCTAATGGTACTTACAATATCATATAAATAAGCAATAATCTTTTAAATTATTCAATGTAGGTTCGACTCCTACCTTCCCCACTTTTTGGCACTTACAATAATAATTCTGCGTTTCGTCTACTTGGATAGGACAATTGTAATTTGGGTACAATTAGAGATGGTTCAATTCCATCAGTGCATAAAAAGTAGTGCCAATTTCATAAGGCAGTCGTCTAGTGGTTAGGACATAGGTTAATAAATATATAGTATCTAAAGATACTTACAATACTATATTATATTAATAAAATGGGTCCCTATAACAGAAGTTCGATTCTTCTCTGCCTTACTTCAGCTACTTACAATATTATTACTTCATAGGTTCGAATCCTATATTATTCGCCATGAATGATTAGCATAGTGGTTAATGCAATACACTGTCAATGTATCACTTAAGTAGCTATTTTTAGAAAACATTTATTCACCTTATATTAATTTTATGACAGAATTAAAAGTAAGTCTGAGCTTACTTATACCAGGTGCAGGTATGCTCAGCTCGCAGGAGTGCGATAAAAAACCCAAAGAGAACTACAATGAGGACAAGATGCTTATTAGATTTACTAAAGGAAAAGGTAAACATCAGAAGGAGCGAGAGAAATCTCTGATTATCCGTACTAGAAAGCAGAAGTTGGCCATTCAGAAACTCAACATCTGTAAAGAAGCATATAAATATATGCTCTCAACTCCTACCTCTGTCAAACTCTCCAGACCTACAAAAAGAAACAAGGATGGAGATGTGATAGAGAGAGTCTGGGACACTATGTCAGTACATGAGAGGTTGAAGAAGCACTTCGACCTATTAGCACATGACTTTCATGCTGTATCTTACAGCTATGAAATCCTTGATGATTAAGCTATGATGGGTCAAGCGAGAGAATTTCTGCTTGACTCCTCTTCTTAACATACATAGTTATGAATATAATACTTTTAATACTTATACTCTTCTTTTGTGTTGTATTTCCATTGTGGAGATGGTACCAACCAGAGATAGAAGTTGTAGTACTTATTGACCACTACAGAGTGTATCTATGGTACAACAAGTGGAATGGTGCAAACTACGAAGGAAGAGTATACAAATACTTGTTTGAAATATAAGCTATGAAAAGAATAATAATTATCACAGTATGGTTTATAGTCACTATAATCCTATTTACATGGGCTTGTGGTATGTTGACCAAACCAAGTACAATTGCCAATATAGTTGGTATCATTGCAGTAGTTCTATACTCTCTGCTGTCCGTCAAAACAGAATGTTTCACATCAATAAGTTTAACTAATAAAAAATCAAATGAGAACAATTAAAAAAATTCTTGTAATGTTTGTAGCCTGTATGGCTATAGTAGGTATGAGTTCTTGCGAGAAAATAGATGCAGGACACGAAGGTATTCTTGTCAACCTCTATGGTGATGACAAGGGTGTAGGTGATGTATCTATGTGTACTGGCATGGTATGGTACAATCCATTCACCCAGTCAGTGTATGAGTATCCTACCTTTGTGCAGACTGTTGACTATGAACCCTTCACCATTAATGCAAAAGATGGTTCTGAGTTCACTGTTGACCCTACTGTATCACTGAAGATTATAGATGGTAAGTCTCCTCTTGTATTCAAGAAGTACAGGAAGAAACTGGATGAAATAGTCCATGGAACCCTCTATAACTATGTGAAAGATGCCTTCAGAATCCAGCTCAACAACTTTACTACTGACTACATTGTAAGTAATAGGGACTCTATTGAGAATGCTATTGAGAAGTATCTAACCACAGCTTTGTTAAGAGAAAACTTCCAGCTTGAACAACTTACTTCTGGTCTCAAATACCCTGCGACTATTGTAAAGGCTGTAAATGCCAAAAATGAGAAGATTCAACAGGCTCAAGCAGCTGAGAATGAAGTAAAAGTTGCAGAGGCAAAAGCCAAGTCTCTTATTGTGGCAGCACAGGCAGAAGCAGAAGCTAACAGACTGAAACAACAGGCTCTTACTCCTCAGATTCTTGAGAAAATGTGGATTGAGAAGTGGGATGGTAAATTGCCTGTTTATGGTCAAGTACCTACACTGTTTAAGAATATTACAAAATGATTGTAGCTTGGTTTATAGGCGTTATCTTGAGTTGCTTGGGGATTTGGCTCCTCAAGAACTCAAGCCTGAGTATATCCTTAAGTGCGCGTCAAACTATCACAAGATAGAGAGGATTCCTGAATATGATGATATGTTTAAGAAAGCCTGTCTTGAGATTCTTACAGAAGTATATTCCGATAAGCCCTCAATGAAGGACTATAATGTCCTTATATTTGAGGGAACACAGGGGTTGCTTCTTGACATGGACTGTGGACTATACCCCAATGTAACTCCTTCAAGAGTGGGACTTAATGGTCTCAGAAGTTCTATCCTTAAGGATGCAGAGGTGTACCTTGTCACTAGGACTTATACTACCAGACACGGTAATGGTTATGAACCTGAGATTCCATGCCCATTTGACTTATCAAACAAATATGAAACCAATGTCACCAATGAGTTCCAAGGAAATTTCAAAACAGGTGCTCTCGAAGTAGGATTGCTGAACAGAGCCTATGAAAGGCATTGTATAGACAACTATGTGAGAAAGTACAACATGTCCTTGAATCTCGTGATTACTCACATGGATGTCATTGATGGTGAGTTTAAAATAGCAGAAGGTGATGCTTATCTCAAAGGATGTAGAATTACAAACTATGAGAAGTGCTACAGCATGATTGAACGTCACTTATGCTACAGACCAGATTATGTCTACTACAATGATAGTGTTGAATCAAGCATTAAACAACTAAGATGACAGAAAGAATCAAAAACTTCATCAAAGTAGCATTGATGATTGGGATATGTACAGCTGGTATTATCTTTATACACCAATTTGAAGATAAAGCTGGACCACCCAATCATGATGTTACTTCACCTCCTGACACTATAACTCCTGTCCCAGTATTTATGGACAAACCTATGAAAGAGGGCTTAGCAGATGCCCTTAAATATTATGATGTTACTCACCCTGATATAGTGTATGCTCAGGCACTACTTGAGACAGGACACTTTACATCAGTAGGATGCTTGAGACATAATAATCTGTTTGGTCTATACAATAGTAGGACTAATA